AGTAAATTTGCTGGAGTACAAATGCCGGGTGGTGTAACACTTGATGGTGTTCGTATTATGCAAGAAGCAATGGAAGAGATTGCAAAAATCGAAGAAGAAATGTCACTCAGATATGAATTACCAGTTGACATGATGGTAGGATGATTACATGGCACTTAATGCGTATTTCGACCAAGGCGGCGGATTAGATAGTACAGGTTATTCTTTAGAGCAAACCCTAATTGAAAATCTTTATACAGAAGCAATTAAGATTTATGGTTTTGACATCTATTACATTCCTCGCACATTAGTAAACGTAGACACAATCTTCAATGAAGATGAGTTATCTAAATTTACGTCTGCACACTCTATAGAGATGTATCTACAATCAGTAGATGGATTTGAGGGTGAAGGTGACTTCTTGTCGAAATTTGGTGTTGAGATACGAGACAGGGCAAGTTTTGTTGTTGTTAAATCACGTTGGTCTACTGCAGTTGATGATAACGCATCTTTAATTGTAGAAGGCAGACCAAACGAAGGTGACTTACTATACTTTCCTATGACAAAAGGTTTATTTGAAATCACATTTGTTGAGCATGAGAATATTTTCTATCAAGCAAATAATATCTACACATACAGATTAGATGTTGAAAGATTTGTATACAGTTCAGAGAAGATTGATACTGGTGTATCAGCGATTGATGCTATTGAAGATGCACGTTCAACTGACATGTTTAACTATGAAATATCACTTGAAGATAGTTCAGGTTCATTGTTGCTTGAAAATGGATTTAAGATTATCAAAGAAGATTATACACTTTCAACAACAACTAATGCGACAACAATTGGTGCAAGTATTGAACCTCTTTCAAGAAACAACGACTTTAGTTTGAATGCAGAAGATATCATAGACTTTAGCACAAGCAATCCATTTGGTGAGGTACAAAGATAATGTTAGGACAAAATCATTTTTATCATGAAACAATTCGCAGAAGTGTTATCGCATTTGGTAGCGTATTCAATGATATCGACATTCGTAGAAAAGATGCAAGCGGTAATGCAATACAATCACTGAAAGTGCCTCTTGCATATGGACCAAAACAAAAATTTCTTGCTAGACTATATGAAAATCCTCAACTAACAAATACACATCAACTAACTTTACCAAGAATGGGTTTTGAAATTAGTGGATTTAATTATGATGGTCAACGTAAAGTAAACAAAATGAATGTTCGTAAAACAGTTGGTACTACTAGCACAGAGATTAAAAGACAATATCAATCTGTACCTTACAACTTGAATTTCAGTCTGTTTATTATGGCAAAAAACCAAGAAGATGCACTTCAAGTTGTTGAACAAATATTACCATTTTTCACACCAGCATATACTTTAACTATTAATGCTGTTCCTGAGATGGGTATTAAAGATGACTTTCCTCTTATACTAGAAAGTCTAACATATGAGGATGATTATGAAGGTGATTTTGCTTCTCGCAGAAGTATCATATATACTATGACATTTACTGTAAAGATGAATTTCTATGGACCTATTTCCGAGCAAGGTATCATTAAGACTGTGCAAGCAGATGCTTTCTTAGACAACTCTCCTACTATAGGAACATCAATTACACCTACTAGTAGATTGGTGACAACTCCAGACCCAACTTCTGCAGATGCAGATGATGATTTTGGATTTAGTGAAACGTGGACTGATAATCCAGTAACATAATAAGTGAGATTATAAAATGGCAACTAAGACAATATTAGCAACTACAGAAACTAGAGCAACTTTTGCAGTATCGGGAGACTTCACTCCTGGTTCAGTTGATTTTGATATGGATGTCGATACTTTAGGTAGAGATGAAACTGCAGAAAATCCAGAGTGTATTATTCTACAAATTGATTATGACAATAATGTGGGAGACATTGAGATTTATCGTGTTACTGAACCAAATCTAACACCAGTGTTTACTTTCAGTGGAGCAGGAGTAGGTGCTATTACAAATACAGGACAACTTGGTCTTTCAGCAGAACCAAGTAAAGATTTACGAGTTTTTATTGAAGATGGAACTGTGACGATTACTTTGAAAAAGGTAAGCGGATTCACACAACTATAAGGAGTGTGATATGAGTATTGATGAAAAATTAAATCGAGTATTTGATATAGCAGAACAGTTACCGACAGAAGTTCAAGCATCTGACCATCTACCAGCACCTGACCCTAATAAAGCAGATGCAGATGCAGACTATGAAATTGCACGACAAAACTTTCATATGCTCATCGAAAAGGGTAATACAGCAATCGAAGGTATTCTTCAATTAGCAAGAGAAGCAGAGAACCCTCGTTCATATGAAGTAGCAGGTCAATTAATTAAAACAGTTAGTGATGTAACTCAAGATTTGATGAGACTACAGAAAAATATGAAAGACTTAAACAAAGTAGACGAAAAAGCACCTCAGAATGTGACTAATGCACTATTCGTTGGTTCAACTGCAGAACTGCAGAAACTAATCAAGGGTGAGAAAGAGGAGAAGGTAATCGACCATGAGTGATTTCGATTTTGGTTTCACCGCAGTAGATGAGAATGAACTAGAAGCAGTTCAGCAACTTGCACAAACTGCTACATCTTCATCAGAAGAAGTTCAGAAACTACAAGATAAATTATCAAAACTATATGCCGCTGTTGTTCCTTTGCTGAACAATCTAAAAGCGAATCCAGAAAAAGATTATATCTATTGGCCTAACCGTACGCTAAAAATTGACCAGTTTGAAGTGGTATTACAGAAGATTATAAATGAGTGATAATTATCTAGGAAATCCTAATCTTAAAAAAACTAATGTTCAGCAAGAGTTTACTGCAGAACAAATCGAAGAGTATGTAAAGTGTTCTAAGGACCCATCATATTTTATCGAAAGGTATATTAAGATTGTTAATCTGGATGAAGGTTTTATTCCTTTTGAAATGTATTCGTTTCAAAAGAAGATGATTAAAACATTTCATAAGAACAGATTTTCTATATGTAAAATTCCTAGACAGTCAGGTAAATCAACTACTGTGTGTTCATACATTCTGTGGTTTGCGTTATTCAATCCAACAGTAAACTGTGCTATTCTTGCGAACAAAGGTTCCCTTGCAAGAGATTTGCTTGCAAAAATTCATATGTCGTATGAAGCACTTCCGCCTTACTTACAGCAAGGTATCAAAGAATGGAATAAAGGTTCTATTGTATTAGAGAATGACAGTAAAATTATTGCATCATCAACATCATCTAGCGCGGTTCGTGGTGGTTCATTCAATCTAGTATTTCTAGACGAATTTGCATTCGTTCCAAATAATCTAGCAGAAGAGTTTTTTAGGTCAGTATATCCCACAATTACTTCTGGTAAAAATACAAAAGTGATGGTTGTCTCTACACCTAAAGGTATGAACCATTTTTATAAGATGTGGGTTGATGCTGAAGAGAAACGTAGTAATTATGCAACTATTGAAGTTGAGTGGAATGATATTCCTGGTCGTGGTATTCGCTTTAAAGAAGAAACGATTAAAAATACTTCTCAAGAACAGTGGGATCAAGAATTTGAATGTCAGTTCTTGGGGTCAAGTAATACACTTATCAACCCTAATTCATTGCGTAATATGGCATACAAGCAACCCGAATATGATAAAGAAGGTGTAACAGTATATGAAAAAGCACAAGAAGGTAACACATATATTTGCACAGTTGATGTCTCAAGGGGCGTAGGAATCGACTACAGTGCGTTTGTGATACTAGATGTAACAAAGATGCCTTTTAAAGTTGTATGTAAGTATCGTTCAAATGAAATTTCACCTTTAATGTATCCAACTGTTATTAATAGAATGTGTTCTCATTATAACGATGCATATATACTTGTTGAGATAAATGATATAGGTCAACAAGTCGCGGATATTCTAAATAATGATATAGAATACGAAAACTTATTGTCTACCACATGGAAAGGTAGAGCAGGACAAGTTTTAGGAGGAGGTTTTGGAGGAGGCACCACATTAGGTGCTAGAACTACGGGTCAACTGAAAAGATTGGGTTGTAGTAATCTCAAAAATCTAATAGAAGAAAACAAGTTGATAATTCAAGATTTCGATATTATCAACGAACTATCTACTTTTGTAGCAAGAAAAGGTTCTTACGAAGCAGAAGAAGGTAGTCACGATGATTTAGCAATGTGCTTGGTGATGTTTGCATGGTTAAGTGGACAACCGTATTTCAAAGAATTAACCGAGAATGATATACGACAAAAATTATATAAAGAGAAAATGCAAGCAATAGAAGATGAATTAACACCATTTGGTTTTGTAAGTCAAGAAGAAGGCGCTGGTGCCGAATCCTTTGTCGATGCAGATGGTGACAGATGGGTTGTAGTCGATAGTACAAATTGGTAAACTTATAAATATTATCGTAAATGACTAAAACCTTTGATTTTAAATACGGGAGTAAATAACATGGCATTTCAAATTTCACCAGGCGTTCTAGTTCGTGAAGTGGACTTAACACAGGTTGTGCCAGCAGTAGCAACCTCACCGGGAGCATATGCGGGCAACTTTCAGTGGGGACCTGTAGACGATGTAATCAATGTATCTTCAGAAAATGAATTGGTTTCCGTTTTCGGTGAACCTAATGCTGATACATACGAATATTTCTTCTCTGCGGCAAACTTTCTGAGTTATGGTTCTAATCTTCAAGTTGTTAGAGCAGAAAAAGCAAGTATGCTGAATGCGACACAAGACGGTTCAGGATTCTTAATTAAAAACGAAACACAATACGATAATCTAGGTGCTTCTGCAATCGCAACAGGAGTTGGCGATTGGGCGGCAAAATATCCAGGTACTCTGGGTAACTCACTTAAAGTATCAGTATGTCACACTGCAGGTGCTTACACAAGTACTAATACTACTACATGTGTAACCTCTAATGCGTTAGGAGCAACATCAGTAACAGTTGTATCTGCAAATACTATCTTTGTAGGAGACTTGGTTGTATTTGCTGGACACAATACTGAATATGAAGTAACAGCAGTATCAACAAATACCTTGACTATCAACGAAAAGGGTAAGACTACTGGTCTAACTACTGCAGTTGATGGAACAGTTACACCTGTTAATGTAACTGTCAAGTGGTACTATCATGCAGAATTCGATAATGCACCAGGAACATCTGCACAAGCAACGGCAAGAGGCGGTTCTAATGATGAACTTCATGTAATCGTCATCGATGAAGATGGAGATATTACTGGAACTGCAAACACAATACTTGAAAAGTTCTCAAATTTATCTGTCGCAACTGATGCAAAGAAGTCAGATGGAACAGTAAATTACTATGTAGAGCATATTAATCAGTATTCAAATTATCTCTGGTTCGGTGACCACGGCACAAACTTTGATAGTGACGTAGGTACAGCGACAGGTATTTTGAGTAATGCTTTTGCACACACAAGTAGAGAACCACAGTACGTTTCTCTGTCAGGTGCCGCAAATGGTGCCGCTCCTACAGCAGGAGAACTACAGACTGCATATGCTAAATTTGCAAACGATGAGCAATTCGATATCTCTCTTATTGTCATGGGACCTGCAAACGGAGCGACAGCAAAATACGTTGTAGACAATGTTGCTGAAATCAGAAAAGACTGTATGGTATTCTTATCACCAGAACTTGCTGATGCAACTTCAACAACTGCCGCAACAGATATTGTAGATTTCAGAGATAATTCGGCAAATATCAACTCTTCATTCGCAGTAATGGATAGTGGTTGGAAATATCAGTATGACAGATACAACGATGTATATCGTTGGATTCCTTTGAATGCTGATGTTGCTGGATGCTGTGTAAGAACTGACTTAGTTGCTGATCCATTCTTCTCACCTGCTGGTTTCAACCGCGGGCAGATTAAGAATGCAGTAAAAGTCGCATTCTCACCAGATAAAGCAGATAGAGATTCCCTCTATAGAAAGCAAGTTAATCCAGTTGTAGCATTCCCTGGACAAGGCATCACACTCTTTGGTGATAAAACTATGCTGACTGCACCAAGTGCATTTGATAGAATTAATGTTCGTAGATTGTTCATCATTCTAGAAAAAGCAATTGCTACAGCGGCGAAGTTTCAGTTGTTTGAATTCAACGACACTTTCACTAGAGCAAACTTTAGAAATCTAGTCGAACCGTTCTTGAGAGATATTCAAGGTCGCAGAGGCATCTTTGATTTTAAAGTTGTTTGTGACGAAACTAATAATACTCCTGCAGTCATTGATGCAAACGAGTTTAGAGCAGATATCTTTATTAAACCTGCAAGGTCAATTAACTTTATCACGCTTACATTCGTAGCAACAAGAACTGGTATCTCTTTTGAAGAGACTGGTGTATAAGGGATAAATAGTAAGATAATAGGAGCATATAAAAATGGCAACAATTTCAGACTTTAAATCCCGTATGATTGGTGGGGGTGCGAGAGCAAACCAGTTCAGAGTAACGCTATCATTTCCAGAATACGTTTCTGGAGCAGTAGCGGGCGTAGCAGGCAGAGATGCAGAATTTCTCTGCCGAGGCGCCGCACTTCCTGGTTCAACAATCGGTAACACTCCAGTCAACTATAGGGGTCGTGTTGTAAACTTTGGCGGTGAAAGAACTTTCACTCCATGGACTGTAACAGTGTACAATGACACATCATTCGCAATCCGCGATGCCTTTGAAATCTGGCAGAATGGTATCAACAACGTAGTAACTAATCGAGGTAGAGTCCTGCCTAGTGAATATCTCGTTGATTTACGAGTTGACCATCTAGACAGAAATGATGATGTTCTCAAGTCATATATAATCAAAGACGCATATCCAACCAACATTGGTGAGATTGCTCTAGACTTTGGAACAAACGATGCAATTGCAGAGTTTACTTGTGAATTTACTTACCAGTTCTTTGAAAGTCTTGGTGGTCGTTTCGGTGGTGTAACAACCGCAGATACAACTGCTTAATAACTTTCAAGATAATGGTATAATGTTTAGGTGGAGAAAATATGGCAGTAAAACTATTCGGATTTGAAATCAGTCGTAATGGAGGGGAGAAGAATTTACCAAAGCAGGATATAATTCTTCCTTCTCCAGACGATGGCGTGTCTACTGTTTCTGGTGGCGCGTACGGCACTTTTGTTAATCAAGATTATAGAGCGAAGAACGAATACGACTTAATTAAGAAGTATCGTGAAATTTCTATGCACCCAGAATGCGAAGCGGCGATTGATGATATTATCAATGAAGCAATCGTATCTGACAGTGATAGGCAAGTATCTATAACTTTAGACGATGTGCAGGTTTCATCATCTATTAAAAAGAAAATTAATGAAGAGTTTAAACAAGTTCTAAGAATGCTTGACTTCAATAAGAGGTCTCATGAACTATTTAAGCGTTGGTATATTGATGGAAGACTATATTTTCATAAAGTAGTTGATAGCAGTAATCCAAAAGAAGGCATACAAAAACTCAGAATTGTCGACCCTCGTTCAATAAAATTTGTTCGTGAAGTTATTAAAGACGAACAGCAAGAAATTACAAAGGGCGTCAGTGGTATTAAAAAGATTAAAGAATACTTCCTATACACTGAAGGATCGGTGGCGACAAATGTAACGCAGATGAAAACTGCAAATGCAATTGCTCTCACTAAAGATAGCGTAACATATGTGCCTTCTGGTATGACTGATATGAATAACAATATGGTTGTGGGTTATTTACACAAAGCAATCAAACCAGTCAATCAGTTGCGTATGATGGAAGATGCTCTTGTTATCTATCGTATTGCAAGGGCACCTGAGCGTAGAGTATTTTATGTAGATGTTGGTAACTTACCTAAGCAGAAAGCAGAACAGTATCTAAAAGACATTATGAATAACTTTAAGAATAAGTTAGTTTATGATGGTGATACAGGTGAAGTAAAAGACGACCGTAAGTTTATGAACATGCTAGAAGACTTCTGGATGCCTCGCAGAGAAGGTGGTAGAGGTACAGAGATTACTACACTAGGTGGTGGTCAAAACCTCGGTGAGATTGAAGATATTGAGTATTTTAAGAAGAAGATGTTCTTAGCACTCAATGTACCTCAGTCTCGTATGCAACCTGAAAGTGGTTTTCAGTTAGGTCGAGCAACAGAGATTAATCGTGATGAATTGAAGTTTACTAAGTTTGTAGGTAGATTGCGTAAGAAGTTCAATGAACTATTTCAAGACTTATTACGCACACAGTTATTGCTTAAAGGCGTTATAACTGAAGAAGACTGGGAACTTATGAAAGAAGATATTCGTTATGATTATGTAAAAGATAATCAGTTCACAGAACTGAAAGACCAAGAAATATTAAGAGAACGTCTTGCTTTAGTACGAGATGCCGCTGAATATGCTGGTCAATATTATAGTAACTTGTGGATTCGTAAGAATATTCTCAAGCAAAATGATGATGATATTGAGCAGATAAATAGTGAAATAGAAGCAGAAGCGGAAGCATCTGGTGGAGAAGACGGTGAAGAAGAGGATCAATTCTAATGAATAAAATTAACGCAATGATTAACGATATTAACAACAAAGATTTTGTAAATGCTGAAGTTAAATTTCAATCAGTAATGAATGATAAAGTAGCACATGAATTAGCAACAGCAAAAGAAACATTTGCTAAAACACTTTTTAACGATAAAGGTGAACTAGAAATCGAAACAACGGAGTAGTAAAAAATGTCTGTAACATTCACCCAATTAAAACAGACTATCAACCTCGCTGAAAAAGTTAAAGTAGACAGTGGCGAAAAGATAGTAAAGACCGATAAAGTAGGTCGTAAGAAGAACATCGAAGTTACTGTTACTACAAAAGGTGGTAAGTACTTTGTATACTTTGATAAAGAAAAGTATGCCGGTTCATATCGTAGTGAAAAAGATACAGACAAAATTATTGATGATTACTTGAAACTTGTGGGTGAAGAAGTTGAAGTAACAGAGCGTGAAGACACAGCATCGGCAGTTGCAAGAGCAATGAAAAAGATGGGCGTCAAATACGATAGAAAAAAAGAAGATGACATTATCAGTAAGATTCCCAAAGTGTTGGATTCAATGAAGTTATCCTCAGGCGCAAAAAGAATGCTAATGAGAGATAGAGATTTCATTGCTGATGTTTTAGGTGATTTGAATGAAGAGTTGCAAGAAAATCGTGCAAAGCGTGATGCGTTTAAAGCAATGGGTCGAAGAACAGGTAAAGACGCCGCAGACATCGATAACACTGCCACTGACGATGACAGAAAAGCGGCAGACAAAAATATTATGATGCAATTAAGAAAAGCAGTATCACTTAGAGGCATGAAACCTATTGAGTTTGCTGATGGTAAAAAAGCAAAGGTTGATCCTAAAGTTGCTGATAAGTTACTTACAATGTATCAAGGTCTAAAACCAGCATCGAAAATGCAATTACAAACAGTACTTGCTAAATCAAAAAGAGATTTCGATAACGCAGTTAAACAACTAAAAATCAATGAGTACTTTGATGATAATATCAACGAAGGTAAAATGAAGCAGTTTCATATGATGATGGATTCTGGAAAGACTGCAGAACAAATTGCTAAAGCACTTAAACTTGATTTGAAATCAGTTAAAGAGTTGATGAAAGAAAGTGTAGAACTTATCGAAGCAGGTCTACCCCCACATCTTGCAAAACTATTTGATAAAGATGGTAACTTCAAAGACCCTAAGAAACAAAAAATCTTCAACAGAATGATGGGCGATGGTATCGGTAAAGAGATTGCTCAGAAGATGGGTCGTATTCAGTTTCGTGTAGATGCTGATAGCGCAAAGAAAAAAGTAAAAGTATATGTTGATAGTAATGATGAGAAAGATGCACAGAGAGCATTGAAAAATCATCCTGCTTACATTTCTGGTGCAATGAGAGTTATCCCAGAAGAAGTTGAACTTGATGAAGCACCAAAGATGAGATATGCTCTTGTTGGAACAGATATGAAAATCTATTCAATGGGTAGTGATGAGAGAGATTTGAGATTGGATCGCAGAAGTCTTGAAAAGCGTTTTAAAGATGTTGCACCACTAAAAATGGCAAGATTAAAAACTGCACAAGCAATTGGTGACAAAGTAGATAAGTCACAACTCAAAGAAGAAGAAGAACTTGATGAAAGATTTACACCGAAGCAAAGAAAGATGGCGATTGGTGTAGCATCTGACAAGCGTTACAAAGGTGGTAACATGACAGGTGCAGTAAAAGCAATTGAAAAGATTGCAAGAGGTCTTTCAAAAGACAAGCAAGTTGCCGCTGTTCTACGCAGACAAAATGAAGATTTAAGTTTAAAAGATTTTTCTGAAAGAGAACTAACAACTGCAGAAAAAGATAAGATGAAGAAGTTGGAAAAAGAAGTGCCTATGAAAGACTTCACCGATAGATATGGTGAAGAAAAGGGTAAAGCAGTTTTTTATGCTACTATTACTAAGATGGCAAAAAACGAAGATTAAACTTTTATAAATATAAGTAAGTAAAAAGGGTATAAGCAATGGCAATAGGTCAACAATTTCTAAAGGTCACCAAAACGACTAATGTAGTCAGTGTGACAGGAGGAGCGGGAAATACTACTATCGATATTGATGGTGCTTCATTTCTTGTGACAAACCAAACTGCTTCATCACCTACAGTTGGTATTAAAGAAATCTACTGGTCAGGAGATGTAGTTATTGAGAGTGCTACAACCGGAACTGTAAAATTTGATAGCGGTGCAACTGGTACATCAGGTCATTGGATTTTACCTGCACTAGAAGTTACAGATAGTGATGAAGATATTAAAGTGACTATCACAACAGGCGGCACCGCAGTTCTAGTGCTTAAAAAATTAACAGGTTATGCAGGTATCTAACATGAAACTGATTAGAGAAGAAATTTCAGACGCTAACTTTCTCGTAGAAGAGAAGGGTGGCGCAAAACAATATTTCATTGAGGGCGTGTTTATGCAATCCGACCTCAAGAATAGAAACGGTCGAGTGTATCCGAAGTCAGTTATGGAAACTGAAGTTAAGAGATATACAAAAGAAAATATCGACCGCAAACGTGCGTTTGGTGAGTTGGGTCATCCTGATGGTCCGACAATCAATCTTGAAAGAGTATCGCACATGATTACAGAATTGTCAATGGATGGTTCTAATGTCATGGGCAAAGCAAAAATTATGGATACTCCATACGGTAAGATTGTTAAGAATTTGATGGATGAGGGCGCTACATTGGGGGTATCTTCTAGGGGAATGGGTTCGCTTAAAGCGGGTCGTTCAGGTGCCCAAGAAGTGCAAGGTGATTTTTATCTTGCAACCGCCGCCGACATTGTTGCAGACCCATCTGCTCCTGATGCTTTCGTAAATGGCATCATGGAAGGCGCAGAATGGATTTGGGATAATGGCATCATCAAAGAAGTGAATATCGAAAGATATAAGCAAGACATTGCTAAAGCAAAACTTAATTCTTTACAAGAAGCAAAGTTAAATGCATTTAATAATTTCTTGTCAAAACTGTAAAACATATAAATATTAGACAAACAAATAAGGAGTGTCCAACATGTCTGTAGAAGATAAAATTAAAGAATTGCTTGAAGCATCAATGCACGAAGCAACTGCTCCTGGAAAGGGTGGCGGTAAAGCAGACCCTATGCCTAAGTTAGATGCAGATGCAGACGGTAAGGTAGATGATACCGGTGCCGCTGTTGTATCACCAGACGATAAGAATGGTCCTGCTGAAGTGACTAAGAAAGTCAAGAAAGCGGCAGTTCCAGGTGGTGAAGCAAACAAGGGTGAGCAGTCAATCAAACCAGGTGCTACACCTGTTAAAGAAGAAGATGAAGAAGACGAAGATTTAGAAGTAGTCTCTGAAGAAGAAGTCGCGGAAGGCGAAATGCCACCTGCCCTCAAAAAAGCAATGGACGCCAAAAAGAAAAATGGCGAAAAGGATATGGATGAGGAAGATGACGAAGACGAGTCCGATGACGATGACGATGACGATGAAGACGAAGATGATGACAAAGAAATGGAAGAGATGAAGAAAAAACTTCATGCTCAAGTCGATAAGATGAAAGAAATGAAGCATATGAAAGCATCTTATGGTTACATGAAGTCATCATACGCCGCGAAGAAAGAAGATGTAGATATGTCAGATGACGTAAATGCATTGACTGAAGGCGGTGAGTTCGATGCTGAATTCAAAGCAAGAGCAAAGACTGTATTCGAAGCGGCAGTAAACTCTAAAGTTGCTGATAAGATTGTCGAACTTGAAGAGCATTACGAAACACAAATCGATGAAGAGACTGCAAAGATTGCAGAAGATTTGACAGATAAGGTTGACACATATCTTTCATATGTTGTCGAGCAGTGGTCTAAAGACAATGAACTCGCTGTTGAGCGTGGTCTCAAGTCTGAAATCACAGAAGACTTTATCGTATCACTGAAGAAAGTTTTCGAAGAGCATTACATTGATGTTCCAGAAGACAAGTATGATGTGGTAGCAGAACAGCAAGATAAGATTGCAGAACTTGAGCAAAAACTCAATGAGCAAATCGAAGCAAATGCTGAAACATCTAAGATGGTAAACGAAGCAAAGAAGCAAGTTGCTATCGAGGAATCTGCAAAAGATTTGACTGATACTCAAAAAGAGAAGTTCTCTGGTCTTGTAGAAGGTCTTGAGTTCTCAGATGAGGAATCATTTGCAAAAGAATTGGAAACACTCAAGGAGAGTTACTTTCCAAAGATTGCCAAAACAATCGAAGAGGATGAGGTTGCTGTAGATGAACTTACAGAAGCAGTCAACTTAACCAGTGAGATGAAAGACTACGTTTCTGCAATCTCCAGAACAGTGGGCAAATAAATATTATAAATAATATTGTAATATTTAACATACGTTAAACAACGAGGAGATAATAAAATGTTTTTAACAGAAAACCTTCAGCAGAAGTGGGGTCCTGTTCTTGACCATCCTGATATGCCACAAATTCAGGATTCGTACAAGAAGGCAGTCACAACTGTTATCTTGGAAAACCAAGAAAAAGCAATGAAAGAAGAGCGCGGAATGCTTCACGAAGCAATCCCAACAAACCATGCTGATACTATGCCAGACACTGGCGGTATCGCAAAGTTTGACCCAATCCTGATTTCGCTTGTACGCCGTGCAATGCCAAATCTTATCGCATACGACATCTGTGGTGTGCAACCAATGACTGGTCCAACTGGTCTGATTTTTGCAATGAAGTCTAACTACTCTTCACAGGGTGGTACAGAAGCATTGTTCAACGAAGCAGACACAGACTTCTCTGGTGTCACACCTGCACATGCTGGTGGTAACCCAGTGGAATCACCATTCACAACTGGTACAGGCGCTGGTACAGGTACTGGTGAAGCACTTGGAGATGGTGCAGTCTCAATGGGTAACTCTGGTCAGTTCAACGAGATGGCATTCACCATCGAAAAGACTTCAGTAACAGCAAAGACAAGAGCGTTGAAAGCAGAATACACTCTTGAACTTGCACAAGACTTGAAAGCAGTTCATGGTCTTGATGCTGAAACTGAACTCGCTAACATCCTTTCAGCAGAAATTCTTGCTGAAATCAACCGCGAAGTTGTTCGTACTATCTACACTTCTGCTAAAGCAGGCGCACAGTCTGGCGCAGTAGCAAGTGCTGGTACTTTCGACCTTGACGTTGATAGTAACGGTCGTTGGTCAGTTGAGCGTTTCAAGGGACTTCTGTTCCAGATTGAGCGTGATGCTAACACAATCGCACAAGACACTCGCCGTGGTAAGGGTAACTTCATCATCACTTCAAGTGATGTTGCATCTGCTCTCTCAATGGCAGGCGTTCTTGATTACGCACCTGCACTTCAGACTAATCTGAATGTAGACGATACTGGCAACACATTCGCTGGTACCATCAACGGTAAGATTAAAGTGTACATCGATCCGTACTCAGCAAACAGTTCAGATAGCAACCAGTTCTACTGTGTTGGTTATAAGGGTTCAAACGCTTATGACGCTGGTCTGTTCTACTGTCCTTATGTACCTCTGCAGATGGTTCGTGCAGTGGGCGAGAATACTTTCCAACCTAAGATTGGTTTCAAGACCCGTTATGGTCTAGTATCTAACCCATTCACTTCTATCTCAGCAGATAGCAACTCATACTACAGATTGGTAACTGTTACTAACCTGATGTAAGATTGCATTAAGGGAGATAAACCTTAGAAGGGGGAGCAGAAATGCTCCCCTTTTTTAATGGATAAATAGTAGTATAGATAAAGGAATCTACTATGGCATACGATGAAAATATTACATATACAAATTGGACTGATAGCATTGCCGCTACCAATTTAAACTTTCTTACACCTGCTCAGTTTGTGTTTACAATGCAAAGACTTGAGGGTGTATCCTTTACATGTCAAACAGCAAATTTACCTAATATCTCTATGGGGTCATCAATGCAGATGACACGAATGAAAGATACACCTGTTCCTGGTGATACCATCAACTTTGGCGATTTACTAGTTACTTTTCTTGTAGATGAAAACTGTACTAACTTCATAGCATTAAAAGATTGGATGGTACAAGTAACTGCAGATATTGACACAGAAGACTACAATCGCTATATTAATAGACAGGCAGAATTTCCTACAGCAAGAAATTCAACTCTTAAACCTATCGCACCAACCATGACTGATGCTACATTGACTATTACAGACAGTAACAACAATGCTAACGTAGAAGTACGCTTCAAAGATTTATTTCCTACATCATTAGAAGCAATTCAGTTTGACATTACCGACACTTCTATGCCATACTTAACAGCATCAGCATCTTTTACCTTCTCTTACTACGATATTGTGAAATTATAACTTGACATTACGCTATATCTGTGTTATGATGAGTACTATTTGAAATGAGGAATATATGGTAGATTTAGATAAACTTCAAACAATGTGGCAACAAGACTGTAAGATTGATGATATTAATCTAGAAAAAGAAAGTCTACAGACACCTAATCTTCATGCAAAGTATGTTGTCATTCTATCAACAGCAAAACTTAATCTGCAAAAAGAACGTAGTGATTATTACAAGTTGCGTAGATATAAGTGGAGATACTTTCGAGGAGAAATGTCTCAACGAGAACTTGATGATTTGGGTTGGGAACAATATCTAGGTTCTAAACCTCTAAAGAATGAGATGGATGAACATTTAGATGGTGACTTTGATTTAATAAAAAAGAAAGACAAAATTGCATATTGGGAAACAGTTGTAGATTTTGTAGAAAGAGTATTGCGTTCAATTAATTCTAGAGGATGGGATATCAAGAATGCTATTGAATGGCATAAATTTACGAATGGAGTAATGTAATGACACATAGAGTATTTCAATGTTCTGTATGTGGTGAATACTATTTTGAGAGTGAAGAAGGAGTATTGACACCGGATTATGTATGCATTAACTGTGGTGCTACATATCAAAGTTTTGTTGATGTAACAGATGAATTCTATAATCGTATCAAAAATTAACGAAGTCTTCATGTCAATTGACTGTGATGATGCTGGCATTAAATATGAATTGTCAGAGTATTTCACATTCAAAGTGCCTGGAGCAGAGTTCATGCCTACATTTCGTAATAAAATGTGGGATGGTAAAATACGTCTGTTCAATATGTGGACTAGTCAACTCTATATAGGTTTAATGGAACACTTAGAAGAATTCTGTAAGACTAGAGGTTATCATCTAGTTGGACAAGATAGTGTTATACCTAAACAAAAATTTTCTACTGAAGAAGTAGTTAAAGCATTGCTAGATTTAAACTTACCATTTACACCTCGCAACTATCAAGTAGATGCAATACGAGATGGACTAAATGATAAAAGACTTGTGATGCTTTCACCAACAGGTTCAGGTAAATCTCTCATTATCTATGGTCTAACACAATTAGGTACTTCAGGTAGAGTTCTTATTATTGTACCTACAACATCACTTGTTGAACAAATGTATAAAGACTTTAAAGATTATGGATACAATGTTGAAGAGAATTGTCACAAGATTTATTCAGGTCACGAAAAAGATACAGACAAACGTATTGTAATTACGACTTGGCAATCTGTATATAAACTACCTAAGAAATGGTTTGCTGATTATAAGATGGTGATTGGTGATGAAGCACATCTGTTCAAAGCAACATCACTTAAAACATTGATGGAAAAGACAGAGAATGCAGTTATGCGTTTTGGTACGACAGGTACATTAGACGATACAAAAACTCACAAACTTATGCTAGAAGGATTGTTCGGACCTGTTCGTAGATTTACAACATCTAAGCAGTTGATGAAAGATGGTCAACTTGCTAAATTAAAAATATCATGTATCATGCTGAATTACTCTGATGAGATAAGACAAGAAAACAAAAAATATACATATCAAGAAGAGATGGATTTCTTAGTGTCTCACACACCCAGAAACAATTTCATTAGAAATTTAGCACTTGACCAGACTGGTAACACACTATTACTATTTCAATATGTCGAGAAGCATGGTAAAATATTATATGATATTATAAAAGAGAAAGCAAAAGATAGAAAAGTATTCTTTGTGTTTGGCGGTGTCGGTGCAAATGAAAGAGAGGAAATTCGTGCTATTACCGAGAAAGAAAAAGATGCGATTATTGTTGCTAGTTACGGTACTTTTTCTACTGGCATTAATATTCGTAATCTTCACAATATCATTTTTGCAAGTCCTAGTAAGTCCAAAATCAGAAATCTTCAATCTATTGGTCGTGGTCTTAGACTAGGCGACAATAAAGAAGAAGCGCAGTTGTTTGATATATCAGATGATATGAGTTGGAAACAACATCGCAACTACACACTAGAACATGCTGTCGAAAGAATTAAAACTTACAATGAAGAAAAATTTAAATATAAAACTATAAAGGTAAGCATATGACAGACCCTATAAAATTAGTCAAACTGACCACCGGCGATAGTTTGATTACTAGAATTAAAGTAGATGAGAATGAAGAGTATGCCACTTTAACAGAACCTATGAGAATTCATAAGTGGATGCAACAGCATGAAGATGGTGATGGTGCATATGAGAATGCAACTTTCGGACCTTGGGAATCGTTTTCAAATGACCAAGTTTTTTACATTGCAAAGAATGCAATTTTAACCTTGACAACCCCTAGAGAAGATGTTATAAGATACTATCATAGAATTGTTGAGAAGTGTAAGACTAATCCCATCGATTCCTTTGATGATGAACCTATCGAAAATGTAACGCAACTAAAAGAAGCATTGGATAAAATGAATGAGAAACTAGGAATAACAGGTGAAGATGAAGACATACTGGAATATATGTACAACAAGGATAAGATAACGAAACACTAACATTGTTTCTGAAAAGGGAACACCCCTATTATATACACCTAAGTAGGTGTTGTCAACAGTTAATATGGAGATATTATGGCAGAAAAGAAAAAACGAGAACACTACGTTAATAACAAAGAGTTCTTAGAAGCATTGATTGAATACAGAGTGAAAGTTGATGAAGCAAAGTCAGCAGGTAAAGAAACACCACCAGTAACAAGATACCTTGGTGAGTGTTTTCTCAAGATAGCACAACATTTATCATACCGCCCAAACTTTATTAATTATACATATAAGCATGATATGATATCTGATGGTATTGAAAACTGCTTAATGTATTTGCATAATTTTAATCCTGAGAAGTCAAAGAATCCTTTTGCATATTTTACACAAATTATTTACTATGCATTTTTGCGTAGAATTCAAAAAGAAAAGAAACAAACAGAACTGAAGCAAAAGTTAATTCAGAATATGGTTGTTGATGATAGTCTATTTACTGATGACCATGATGACGGTCAATACACAAATCAGTATCTAGAGTTTCTTCAAGATAACATGTATGATGATAAGCAAGTTGAAGAGATGAAAGAAATTCAGAAAGAGAAAAAAGAACGCAAAGGTGCGTTGGATGAGTTTATGGAGTAAATTAATATGTTACATAGAAAAACTATCTGTATACTTGGTGCAGGTAATGCCGGTCTTTTCGCCGCATTATATTTAAAAAAATCCTTACCAGGATTAAATGTTTATGTTGTTGGTTCATCTGAACTTGGCATTGTTGGTGTGGGTGAAAGTAGCACAGAACATGTAATGCAGTTCATGAATTTGATGAATGTAGACCATAAAGAGATAGTTCAAGAATGCGGCGCAACTTTTAAGTTTGGGGTCTATTTTAAAGATTGGTTAAAAGAAGGTGAAGATTATGTACATTCACTAGTTACAGATACTAATGAAGATGGCATAGACTTTGATTATATGAGTGGTATGGCATATGGTTCTACGAATTTAGAACTAATGCCACCAAATCTTCTCAACTATTGTGTAGATGAAAAAGACAGTTTACCTAATCAGTTTCATTTTGATACTCAAAAACTAAATGCTTGGTTAACCAAAAAATGTAAACTGATAGGCGTACCTATCTATGATGATATTATCAATCAAGTCAATCATGATGATGGTCATGTGGCAAGTCTAGAGAGTGAGACTGCTGAATACAAAGCAGATATGTTTGTAGATGCTTCTGGTTTTAAGAGACTTATTGCAAAAGAAATACCAGAGTTTAAGTTTATCTCAAAGCAAGATGACATGTTTGTTGATAGTGCATTTGCTTTTCAGTGTCCTCATGATAACGAAGATAATTATTCTCTATTCACTACTGCACATAAAATGTCTGCTGGATGGATGTGGCGCATCCCAACATCTGAAAGAATGGGAAATGGATATGCATATAGTTCGAAGCATATATCATACGAAGATGCTGTAAAAGAAGTTACTGATAAACTAGGTTTTAAACCAAATGTAGGCAGAACATTTAAGTTTGAAGCAGGTCACTACAATAAGACTTTTCATAAGAATGTTGTATTGATTGGTTTGTCATCACACTTTTTTGAACCCTTAGAAGCAACTGCTATTGGTGTTGGACTACAGCAAGCAAAACTATTAGTGAAGTATGTAAACTCAACTACACCAGAAGCACAGCAAGGATACAACAATAAAATTCAACAGATGTTTGAGCAAATGTTCATGTTCATTCGTTTACATTATGTGAACTGCGAAGTGACAAGTTCTTTCTGGCAAGATGTGAAGGATTCAGTTTTACCGAAAAATTTACAAAAACTTATTGACATTAATAGAGACCGTGTGTTAGTATGTGAAGACTTAGGAGAACAGACTGGATGGGGTTGGCGTATTTTTGGTAGTGATAACTTCAATCAAATATTTTATGCACTAGGACTATTACCTACTAAAAATGTAGAAGACTTCATATATGCTAATGGTAGATTACCTAGAAAACATAAATTTACAGACAACTCTACCTATAAGCATAAAGATTTGATTACAAAATGGAACAATGAATATGAAAATAGCATTAATAACTGACACACATTTTGGTGCCAGAAATGACAGTGAAGTATTTAATGATTACTTCTTTAAATTTTATGATAATACATTCTTTCCTTACCTAGAAGAGCATAACATTAAACATTGCATTCATTTAGGTGATATTACTGATAGAAGAAAGTTCATAAACTTCAAAACACTACAGAAATTTCGTCATGATTTCATCTGGCGTCTAGGTCGCATGGGTGTAGATACACATGTGATTATTGGTAACCATGACACATACTTCAAAAACACGAATGAAGTAAATAGCATGGAAACTTTATTCACTGGGTTTGATGGTCAAAACGAACCTTGGATTCACGCAGAACCAGCGCATATAATTATAGATGATGTAAAGTTCTTATTCGTTCCTTGGATTTGTGCAGATAATTATGACCACACAATGAAAGTCATTTCTGAAACCGATGCGGAGATTGTGTTAGGTCATTTAGAAGTACGAGGGTTCACGATGTATAAAGGATTCACGAACTTTGACCACGGACTTGATAGAAAGATATTTGATAGATTTGAACTTGTATGCTCAGGTCACTTCCATCATAAGTCAACGCAAGGTAACATCACATATCTCGGTAATCCATATCAGATGACTTGGTCTGACTATGGTGACAAGCGTGGGTTTCATATCTTTGATACAGAGACTAGAGAGTTAGAGTTCATTGAAAATCCATACAGCATCTTTAAGAAGTTAGAATATAATGATAGAGATAAGTCATATGAAAACTTTGATGCGAGTGAATATAAAGACCATTTTGTAAAGGTGGTAGTAATCAACAAAATCAATGCAAAACAGTTTGACAAAGTGATTGATATGTTGTATAATGTAGGGGTTCATGAGTTGACAATAGTAGAAGATTTTTCTGATTTTGATGCTACATTTGTCGATGATAAGAACTTACAGTTAGATGATACATTATCACTACTAAACACATATGTTGATGAAGTAGATACATCTGCAAACAAAGAGCGTATTAAGACAGATATGAAGCGTTTATATGTTGAAGCGAGTAATAACGTAGTATGATTAAGTTTGAATATGTAAGATGGCGTAATTTCCTTTCTACAGGTAATGCGTTTACTGAAATAGATATTTGCAAATCACCAACGACACTTGTTGTTGGTTCGAATGGTTCTGGTAAATCTACATTCATAGATGCTCTATGTTTTGCATTGTTTGGTAAACCTTTTCGTAAGATTAAGATTGGACAGTTAGTAAACTCTATCAATCTAAAAGATGCATTAGTTGAAGTTGAATTTTCTATTGGTGCATCACAATATAAAGTACGAAGAGGATTGAAACCTGCAATCTTTGAGATTTATCAGAACAACATATTGGTGAACCAAGACGCCGCAACAAAAGATTATCAAGAGTTCTTAGAAAAGCAAATCTTGAAATTGAACTACAAATCTTTCACGCAGATTGTGGTACTTGGTTCATCATCTTTTATTCCTTTCATGCAATTACCTGCACCACAGCGTAGAGAGATTATTGAAGATTTACTTGACATTCAAATATTCACAAGAATGAATGATATTCTACGAGGTGAGTTGTTGCAAGTTGGGCAAGAGTATAAAGATGCAGAAAGCACACTGTCTGTTGTTAGACAGAAAATCGACCTGCAACAAGACTACTTGGAGCGACTAGATGAGCAACGTAAGAAATCGACACAGGAAATCAATGCAAGAATTGTCAAGGCGAAGGACTCAATTTCACAATGGCAAGAAGAAATCACAGAGCGAATGGACGGGATACGAGACTTACGAGGAACTATTGAAGATGAAAGCAGAACTGATAAACGCTATCAAAAGTTTACCTCTATTCAAGACCAAATGAAGCGCAATGCAACTAAAGTAGCAAATGATATCGCATTCTACAAAGATAATGATGAGTGTAATACTTGTAAGCAAACTATTGCTGAAGAGTTTAAAGATAGTGTTATACAAGAGCGTAGGGATAAACTAGTTGAACTAGACACTGCACAAGTTCAGTTGAAATCAGAACTTGAAACAGTTCGCAAACGTATGTCTGAAATTACAGAAGTTCATTCAAAAATACAAAATCTGCAAGATGAAATTAACGAAAGAAATATTCGCATTCAAACTGCAAACAGAAGTATTGATGAATGGAATGCAGAAATAGAAACTGCTAGTGCGACATTAGAAGATGCGGATGAACATACCCAAAAACTTGTAGATATGCGTGATGAAGAACGAAAGGTATCAGACTTGAAAAACGAGTTGAATGACCAGCGTTACTATTCAGAGATATCTGCAAATCTTCTCAAAGATACTGGTATCAAAACTAAGATTATCAATCAGTATCTACCAGTAATTAATCATTATGTAAACCATTTTCTACAAGCACTTGACTTCTTTGTTCAGTTCAATTTAGATGGTTCATTCAAAGAAACAATTAAATCTCGACATAGAGATGATTTTTCATATGCATCATTCTCCGAAGGTGAGAAGTTGCGTATTGACTTATCTTTGCTATTTACATGGCGTATTATTGCAAAGATGAAAAACTCTACAAACACCAACCTTCTTGTTTTAGATGAGGTGTTTGATAGTTCGTTGGATGCAAACGGAACAGAAGAATTTCTGAAAATCTTAAATACTATGGACAATGGTGTTAATGCATTCGTAATATCGCATAAGGGCGATACACTGTTTGACAAATTTACTAATGTTCTTAAATTTGATAAACCTAATAACTATTCGAGGATTGTACAATGAGCGAAGATAAGAAGTATAAAATTAGCGTAGAACCGGACCATAAAAAATCAATTAGTGAATTGACTACTTTTTATAAAGAAGAGGGTGAACACAAATACTGGATCACCATGGACCAAGGTTGGCGATGGGGTAAATGGGTAGGTGAAGTAACTGAAGAACAATTACAAGAACTTAGAGAAGACAGCGATAATGGCGTATGTGAACCTGACATCTATGAAGGTCTTGAGATGGACTATCTTGACGATGGTGTGTGGTTAGACTTTGAAGGTTCAAAAGATGTTACCGCAGAAATGCTTGAAGAGTTCGAAACAGCATGGGACGAAGACGGTTTTGATGCTGTCATTGAATTAGGTTGGGAAGAACAAGATTGTGAAACCTTTATTAACACAGGCCTAAATATTACTATTGAAGGAGAAGATAATGGGTGAAGTTAGATTTACACAAACAGAATATCATCAGATGACAATCACTAAAGACATGAGCGTGAGTGAAGAACATATCATCGAACAAGGTTTGACAGTAGAACGCTTTAAAGAAATTATGAATGGTGAAGACCATACTGATGAAGAGTGCGACCAATATAATGAAATTCTTATGGGGTGGGCAGATGTTCTTGACAGTCAAGAAGATTTGTGGACTGACCGTAAGGGTGGTTATGATATCGATTATGAGTTGGTAGACGATGAGTAAAATTTTAGATTTAACGCCTCCAAGTGAAGCAAGATACAAACCAGAAGAGTTTGATTTTGAGAATCCATTTATGGATCCAATTGAACTTGCTGACCAGTTGTGGGATAATATGCTACACTATAAAGGCGTAGGATTATCTGCAACTCAAGTGGGTTTTAACACTAAAGTTTTTGTCATGGGTCAAGATGACTTTCGTTTGAATGTTTTTAACCCTCAAGTACTTACAATGTCATCTGAACTGAAAGCAATGAAAGAAGGTTGTTTGACATGGCCTGGATTGTTTTTATCAATTCGTAGACCTGTTTTCTGTGTAGTATCATATTATGATGAAAAAGGTAATAACCAGAAGTTTAAATATGAAGGTATGACTGCACGAATATTCTTGCATGAAATGGATCATATGCTCGGCATCGATTTCACACAGAGAGCATCAAAGTTAGTGCTTGATAGAGGTGTCAAAGCAAGAGATAAGAAAATTAAAAAGTTAGTAAAAGATGGAAAGTTAAAATTAGATGCCGTGGGTTGATTTACCTAAAAAAGGTGAAATAGGAGTTATGCCTTTTGAAAGGTTTGATTGGAATGATATAATACATAACTTTCAAGCATCTGTTGATTATAGAAACTCAGAAGAATGGAAAAAGGTTATTTCAAAATCTGGAAGAGCAGTTAGACTAGTATCGCAAAATCAAATTGAAATTGATAATGATACTAATACATTTCCTTCTTTTGCTACACATAATGCAGAGTTAATACCTCAGGTTGCATATGTAAGAAAAATTATAGAAGAGAAGCATCTTATTGAAAGAAGTGCTAGTAGAGTAAATTGTCATTTGTTTGTATCTCTTGTTGCAGAAAGTGACGGACTAAACTTTCATCTTGACACTGAAGATACATACATATGGCAGATACAAGGCAAAACACTTTGGACAGTACAACAAGGTATAAACGAAGGTGATCCCATCGAAGAATTTATATTAGAACCAAACGACATGATATATATTCCAAAAGGTTGGCGCCACTATCCTACTATCACGGGTCCAAGATGTTCAGTTAGTTTTGCAATTGAAGATAATCTATTTAATAGTGTAGAAGAAAGGTCAGATATATGACACAGACAGAAGTAGAAATGAAAGATTGGCAGAAAGGTTATCAGTTAGATTACCTGAAAGAAATTACTGCAGAGTATGACCATTACAATTCATACACCGATAGTCCTTTTGCACAATTTAAGAAGAATAATGTAGCAGACTTTTTAGACAAAGGTTCGCTACGCAAAGCAGGTGATGCATGGATTAATATCACGGAAGCAAAAGTTAAGTCAAAGATTACAATGCACGGTGAGACTATTATTGGTTATAAAGAACCAGGTGATGTTGTAATTCAAAATATATCTGCATATACAGAAAACGTAAAGAACTACATCAATCACTATTCAGATAGAAACTGTTGGTTGTTTGTGTGGTCAGAAGATGCAAAAGCAGTTGAGTTTGCTAAAGAAGCAGGATTCGACTATGTTGGTAGCAAAATAACTACGTTTGCAGAGATATATAGCGTTTTCTTTCGTAATTCTAGCACTTCATTCGAGGATCGCTCTCATCCGCCCATAGACGGCGCTGAGACGGTTTCTATAAGTAAATGCATGTTTGACACTATCGAAACATCGATTATACGCACCGAACTAGAAAAATTGACGATGGAGTATACTAATCATTACTCAAATTACAATAAAAAAGGTGCTTGGTCAGCAATATCGCTGAGAGGATATAGACCAGATGCATCATTTATTGCAAAACCTGTTGAAATGAGCAAGAAATGGAAAGCAGAAAACGACACATGGGAAGAGTGGGAGTGTGAAGACACACCTTTGCGTGAGCAGTTTCCGTATGTCAATGAGATACTCTCAAAGATACCTACTGACAATATTGAGCGAATAAGATTTATGTCACTCGCTCCAGGTGGTGGTGAACTGCAAAGACACACAGACCAAGTTGACCCTTATCTTGGTGTTGCAGATGGTAAGATTATGAGACTACATATTCCAGTGATTACAAATCCGAAGATGGAGTTTACATCGTGGGATATGCATGGGCAGAAACATGTTGTTAATATGAAAGAAGGTGAGTTGTGGTATCTAGATATTCGCAAACCACATATGGCGATTAACAATGGTGATGAAACAAGAATACATTTAGTGGTGGATATAGAAGCAAATGATAAATGCAGAAGATTATTTAGAGTTAGTGAGTGATTGGGAAGACCCTTACGATGCGCCTGTTCTGTGCAATCATGATGATGTTATCGTGGTTCGGGACGACCTACTACCTGCAGGTTCAAAAGTGCGGTTCATCGATAAACTCATACGGGATACCGATTGCGAAGAGTGGGTGTTCGGTGGTTCAAACAAAGTTGGATGGGGACCAATCTCACTAGCATATGTGTGTCAGAAGTATGGAAAAAAGGCAACTTGCTTTTGGGCAGATAGAAAAGAACCAACATGGCATCAACAGAAATACATGGAGTACGGAGGTCGTATTGAATGGGTGAAGATGGGAATGCTAAATGTCACTCTGTCAAGAGCAGAGCGATACCGCAGAGAGAGTCCTCAAACCCGCAGGACATTGCCCTTAGGACTAGAACACGATTGGGTGCTAGGAAGTATAGTGAAAGTAGCGCAGTCGCTAGATGTAGCGCCAGAAGTAATCTGGACAGTAGGGTCATCAGGAACGATAAACCGAGGGTTGCAACTTGCATTCCCAGAGTCCGAAGTTCATGTGATACAGACGGGTCATAAGATGGATGAACGTCAGGTTGGTCGCGCTATCTTACATGAAACTGCATATAAATATGACAAACCAGTGAAGCAATCAGAAGCACCACCATTTCCGTCTGCTCCTGAATATGATGCAAAAGCATGGAAAGTGATACAAGAAAATATGGATAGAAATAAACTTAATTTATTTTGGAATGTAGCGGCATGATAAAAAGATTAGATTATATCGATAATTTGTTTGATGATGAGTTTGTAGCAAGAGTAGCAACAAAGTATCATGATAATTTATTTTATTATGGCAATGTATCAAACAATCCAGATGATGCAATATTTTGGGCCAGTAAAAGACTGAAAGATTATACTCATATATTAGATTGTCCTGACCAAAAGTTTATCTTTAATAAAATTAAAGAATACTATAAGTTTGAAGTTAATGAAAAAGAAATAGACAAAGAGAATGTCTATATCAATGGACAAACATATGAATTAGACGGGTCTATGCACATTGATAGTTTACATCGAACAAAAAATTTACAAGAGAACTTTACCATTTTGTACATGGTAAATTATTTACACGAAGGAATAAGAGGATTTGAAACTCCAATGGGTGTAGTTGATTTTGTTCCAGGTAGAGTTGTGATATTTAGTTCTTTAATGTCGCATCGAGGATTATCTACCTCGGTAAAAACTAATTGTCGAATGACATTAACATGGAAAAGTTTTGATTTAGTGTTTGACAAAACCAGTCCAATGATGCTATAATGAGAGTAATATGAAAACCTATATACATGTAAACCAACATAAGATTAGAGCGAACAAAAAGCATGGTACAAACGAACCTGTTATCACAGTAAAAAAGGGTCGCTCAAATACATATTGTCATGCAGTTAAGATACTAGGTGACAGTGTAGTTCGTTATGGTGGTAATGAAAAACCTATTCTATCTTGCGGCGCAAGAGTAGTGATAGAAACAGAAAGTGATGTTGAGATTATTGAATGAAGCATTTTTATGAAAGAAATAGTTATCTACTAGAACATGAAGTAAACAAGACATTCGAAGAAGTTCTATGGATGACAGACGATGAATTTCGTCAATGGTTGCATGATATGCGAAAAGAAGTAGTATACTCATGGGATGAACTAGGTCTGCCTCCAAGAGTTGGTTGGAGTGAAACTGATATTATTGACCAGTTCAATAAGATGTCTAGTTTTCCTGTTCATGAGTTTGAATGCTTTAACGAAGAGACAGGTGAGCGAGATGTTATTCGTAATACATCAGTTATAGGTAATGCCGCCAATCAGTGGTTTCCTACAATGATGAAAACAAAGATTGTTTACAACGATATCAGCAAAGCAAAATCTATCTATGACCACTTTGTTGATGAAGATTTATTTCAGAAAGTATATACATATGGGCATCGTCACTTTAAGCGGGATTCTTTCTATCATTATAGCAATCCTATTAAGCAAGAAGGGTTGGTTGAATTTGGGACCTTACGGCACACAGTTTCTAGCGGCAGGTCTTTTATTGATTGGTTTGAGCGTAATGGTCGTCAATATGATACACATGATTATTGGTTGAAACCAGATAAAGAACAAGACTATACAGGTTATGATGACAAACTAAGAGATGTCGCGTGGGCGCAAGTTACTAGAGAAGAAATTGAACAACTAGACATACCTGACAAATGCAAAGTCAATATGAAAGACGAATATGATGTCTATCAGATTATGCTGTTCAAGAAAGGTCAAAAAATCTTTCCTTTGGGGTTCAAACCTTTTCGTATCTCTTGGTGTCAATACGCAGTAAACTTTCCGCCTCTTACTGCTAAATATCTCTATGAAAAATATACTGAGCATTTTAAAGACCAGTCTACTATTCGTATTTGGGATCCCTCTGCTGGTTGGGGCGGTCGTATTCTTGGTGCTATGTCTATCTCTGATGACCGCAATGTACACTATATTGGGACTGACCCTAATACCGACCATACTGTCATTACAGAAGACGGTACCAAAAGCACAAAGTATGCTGAACTTGCAAGGTTTTTCAATGAGAAAACTTACAGAGCAACAGGTCTATTCCCACATACAAACACATACGAAATTCACCAATGTGGGTCAGAAGTCTTTGAATGTGAAGAAGAGAGTATCGATATGGTCTTCACCTCGCCGCCTTATTTTGCGAAAGAAGCGTATAGCGAGGACGAAGAACAATCGTACAAGAAGTTCGACCAGTATGAAGCGTGGGTAGAAGGGTTTCTTAGACCTACACTTACTAACGCATATAAATACTTAAAGAACGACAGATACTTACTCTGGAATATTGCAGATGCAAAGTTCGGTAATGAGATGCTACCTTTAGAAGGTGATAGTATTCGTATCTGTGAAGAACTTGGGTTTGAGTATGTGACCACGTTAAAGATGGCACTAGCACAGATGCCAGGTGGTAATAGAGTTGATGAGGAGACAGGTAAACCGCGGGCGAAAAACTTTTGTAAAGTCAACGGCATCTGGTTAAAGTATGAACCGATATTCGTATTCAAAAAACATCTTTAGTAACGTACCAGTCGAATTCGAAGATTGGGGTCAAAAAGATTATGATGAGTTGTGTGGCATTGAAAAATATGCATATCAAACATATCGTTACTTCATCAAAGACTATCTGCAAAATCATACTGAAATCACAGCGATGGATATTAACTGTGGTCTTGGATACGGTCTAGCATGTCTCAAAGGCGAATATAATTTTAAAAAGTGTATTGGATATAATAATGACCAAAACATGCTTGAAGCATGTAAGATTAGACATTCTGGTATCTCTTTTTACAAAGACTTTATATTGTCTAAGCAGAGAGATGCAAATCTAATTTTCTCTATTGATGCATTTGACCAGTATGATAATAAGAGTGCTTTGTTGCTTAGACTATCGCAAGCATTAGCAGATGATGGTATCTTGTGTATAATTCAAAACTCAACAGACGAAAATGAATATAATAATTACATTGAAATTTTACATGGAGTACATGGTCTAAAGAAATTATATAATGCAGATATAACTGCACATGTTGCAGGTGGTATTAAAAAGTTTGAAAATTTTGCAGATGGTTCATCATCAATACCTTATGCTACAGTTTCATCAAAAATATCTCGTTATGATGATTTCAGATACTATGTAACTATTATGAAGAGATGATAACATTAATAGATACTTTTTTAGAACCTGATACATTTTTCAGAGCAACTTCACTATCAAACGAAATTTATAATTCAACAGAATGCACACTAAAATCTAATGCATCTTGGAATTCTAATGTTGTGCGAACAAGTCATACTGTTCTTGTACATATGATATCTGATGACGAACTTGTGAACTACTTACAAACAAGAGTAGAAGAAGAATTTGGTCACTATGATATCACACCTATGTTTTATTACTGGACACAGTTTAGTTACATACCGTGGCATAATGATGGAAATCATTCAGCGGCACTTACAATTTATCTCAATGAACAAGATGAAAATGATGGTGGATATTTTATGTATGAGAAAGATGATGGAACAATCGAAGCAGTTGCACCTAAACCTAATAGAGCGATATTTCAAGCAGATGGAGTGAGACACTCTGTTACTTCAGTTAATCTTGGTGCACCAGTCAGAAGAACAATACAAATATTCATGAAAAAACGCTTGACAAACTAATCTACCTGTGGTATTGTATACCTAGAAATGAGAGAGGTATAAATGTTTAGTGCGATTTGGTTTGGTTTGACACTTCCTTTTAGAATTATCTGGTGGATTGTTCTGATTGGAATTGGTCTAATGGCATTTTATTTTAGTTTTTTTGTCATTATTGCCATAATCAGTGCGATTTTCGCTTGACAAAATATGATAACGTATGTTATTATGTATATAGATGATGAGAAAAGAAGGTGTGTTTATGACAAAAATTACTGAAGTCAAATCTGTTCTAGCAAAATTGCTTGCTACTGAGAACTTGACTGTCGAGTATGCAAATGTCGATACTGCTAGTTTCGATGTTAAAAATCGCATATTGCGTATTCCGACAATGAAAGATTTAGATGCAAAAACTCTAGACCTGTTTGTTGGTCATGAAGTCGCCCATGCTCTATGGACTCCTTGCGATGGCATGGAGAACCTTCCTATCAAATCTAAGAATTTTCATTCAGTTGTGAATGTCGTAGAAGATGCCCGCATTGAGCGACTAATTCAGAAGAAATATCCTGGTCTAAAGAAACCATTCTATCAAGCATACACACAGTTGCATGAGAATAATTTCTTTGGTACAGAAGAAATGAACATTTCTGATTTGCTTCTTATCGACCGCATCAATCTAAAAGCAAAACTCGGTACTCAAATCAACATTGAGTTGACAGGTAAAGAAAAAGAATTCTTTGACCGTTCTATGACTACTCAAACTTTTGATGAAGTTATCAAACTATCAGAAGAGTTGTTCGAATATTGTCAGCAAGAGTTAGAAGAAAAGCAACAGAATTCAGAAGATAATCCTGATGTTTCTCCTTACATGATGCAATCTGAGCAAGGCGATGAGCAAGAGCAAAACGCCGATAATGATGGTGCTGATGAAGGCGAAGGTCAAGGTATGAATGCTGTACAAGGTGATGCTGACCAAGATGCAGAAGAGCAAGGTCAAGCAAACTCTGCTGATACAGAAGAAGATGCCGATGGCGAAGATACAGTAAAAACTAAAGCACCAAATTTAGTAGATGATATGGATGGTAAAGCAGAAGATACTGAAGGTTCTGCTCCTGGTGTCAAATCAATTACTGATATGGCATCTAACAAGAATACCAAAAAGTTAGTCGAGACTGATGAGGATTCGATTCCTCGTTACTATGATATTCCTAAGACTATCAATATCAATGAAGTCGTTGTTCCATTCACCACAATTCATTCTGAAATTGTAGAACATTGGGGCAACACCGAGCGTGTCAAAAATCTGTTGACCAAGACCGCAAAAGAATTCAAAAAGAAGAATGAAAAGGTAATCAATTATCTGCACAAAGAATTCGAAATGAAAAAAGCGGCAGATATGTATGCCCGCGCAAACACTACCAAGACTGGTGTTATCAATTCAAATCTGCTTTACTCATACAAGTACAATGAAGATATCTTTATGAAAAAGACTGTTCTTCCAAATGGTAAGAACCACGGTATGGTTTTCTTCCTTGACTGGTCTGGTTCAATGTCAGATAACATGAAAGGTACTATGGAGCAGTTGCTTTGTCTCGCATTGTTCTGCAAAAAAGCACAGATTCCTTTCTCTGCTTATGCATTCTCTTCTGAGTACTACAAGCGTACACAAACAAATCTAGAAAAAATTCAGTCTCTTAATATGAATGAACTGAATGTTAGTGGTGTTTCGCTGTTAGAACTTTTCAATGACAAAATGAATACTGTTCAATTCAACAAAGCAGTCGAGTTATGTGTAGCATTGTCAAATCTGTATAGCAGAAAATATGGTTATGGTGATTTTGCATACATGGGTCTTCCAAGAAAATATTATCTTGGCGGTACTCCTCTTGATGCTACAATTATTATCGCCCACAGACTTGTTCCTGAGTTTCAGAAAAAAATGAACGTGCAAGTTATGAATGTGTGTTTCTTGACAGATGGTTCAAGTCACACCGTGAGTGGTTGTGTTGGTTACAACAAGTTCGGTGGTGTCGATGCATTTACTGTCACCGCTGATGTAAACTCTCGCGGCACATTCTTTATCCGTGATAAGAATACTGGAACTCTCATTAAGTCTGTCGGTGACAAATACAACCGAGGCGATATGACAAAAGCATTATACATGTCTCTCAAAAAGTCAACTGGTACAAACACAATGGGTTTCCACTTAGTTGGTCAGCGTAATGAGATGCGCTATGCATATGACAAGTACATTGCTCCAACATTAGACAGTGAGATTGCACGATACACATATTTCGATGATTGGAAAAAGTCATTCAATAGAAACAAATGCGATACTTCAATTATCAGTGGATTAGATGAATTGTACATCATCAAAGGTGGTAAAGCACTTGAGGTTGATGATGAAGGTCTTGATGTTGAGGTTGGTGCTTCAAAGCAAAAACTGACCACAGCATTCAAGAAAGCGGCACAAGGTAAATTGCAGAACCGAGCAGTTCTGAGCAAATTTATTGAGAATATCGCCGCTTGATTAGAAAAGTTTTTCACACTTTTGCCATAAATAGTGAAAATAATGCTTGACTAATTCAGTAAAATATGAGATAATGTTTACATAATGATGAGAAAAGGTGATTAATTATGAATAAACGTGAGATGTTTCTTGAGTCCGCAACTGCGATGTTTCCTAAACAGACTGAGTTCAGTCGTTCAGAACTAGTTCAAGTTGCCAATTCTATTGGTATGAAATATGCACCATCATGGATTGTAAAATCTGATGAACATAAAGTTGGCGATGGTGTGTATTCACTATTCGCAAATACTGTAACGGCAACAGTTGCCGAACCACAAACGGTTGCTGAGGTCGTAGAGATGCCTAAAAAGAAATTGCAAGTGTTAGATAGTACTGTCACTAATCTGATTCCTCAAGCATATGCGAACTATGTTCCATTCGGTCAGTTTTCTGATGTTAAAAATATCGTCAAGTCTAAAATGTTCTATCCGACATTCATTACTGGTCTGTCTGGTAATGGTAAGACTATGATGGTCGAACAGATTTGCGCCCAACTGAACCGCGAGTTCTTCCGTGTGAACATCACTATCGAAACCGATGAAGATGATTTGCTCGGTGGTTATCGCCTTGTTGATGGCGAGACTGTCTTCTTTGATGGTCCAGTTATTCAAGCAATGAAGCAAGGTGGCGTATTGCTCCTTGATGAGATTGACCTTGCATCAAACAAGATTATGTGTTTGCAACCAATCCTAGAAGGCAAGGGTATTCTACTGAAGAAAATCAATCAGTATGTACAACCTGCTCCTGGTTTCCAGATTATTGCTACTGCAAACACCAAAGGTAAGGGTTCAGAAGATGGACGCTTCATCGGTACGAACATCCTGAACGAAGCATTTCTTGAGCGTTTCCCAATCTGTATCGAACAAGAGTATCCTTCTATTACTGTAGAAAAGAAAATCATCAATAAAGAGTTGGACTCTCTTGGAAAGTCTGATGATGATTTTGCTGATAAACTGACCAAGTGGGCAGATATCATTCGTAAGACGTTCCTCGATGGTGGCATCGATGAGATTATCGCCACTCGGCGTCTTGTACATATTGTCAAAGCATATGCCGTCTTTGGTGACCGCATGAAAGCGATACAGATGTGTATCAACCGCTTTGATGATGAAACTAAATCTGCGTTCATCGACCTCTATTCGAAAGTCGATGAGCAGATTGTCGATACTGATTTCGGTGAAAGTGTTACTGAACCACAATCAGATGTTGACAAAACACCGTTCTAAGTGTATGCTTAGAACAATTGATAGAGACTGCGTTTTGCAGTCTCGCCATTAACATTACTAAGGAGTGAATATACTATGGCACGACAAAAAACGTCTGTAAAGACAAAAATCATGAATGCACTTTCAACTGGTGAGTCCTTCACCCGCAAGCAACTTGCACGGAAAGCACGGACTGATACAGTCAATGTGTCTCGCCGTATTAGCGAACTGCGCCTAGAAGAAGGTGTCATGATTTACTCTAACCCAACGGGTAAGGGTAATAGTGTATCGTATCGTATCGGTACACCTACTAAGGCAGTTGTTGCCGCTGGACTACGTTCAGTAGCAACCGCCTAATGAGTTAGAGAGTGGAGGGTTCATCTTACACCTTTCTCCCCTCCACTCTCTGCACTTTTATTATGATAAAATGAGTATTGTATGACAATCAAATATAAATTCAAAGAGAGACAACTCATTCAAGAGTTTCAAGAATATATCGATAGCACCTATGAAGGTCACTATTCGAAAGACAAGTTTCAAGCGACCGAGTTCATCATCGATGGTGGACACGGTACTGGTTTCTGTATCGGTAACGTACTAAAGTATGCACAACGATACGGCAAGAAGGGTACTGCTAGTGATGCCCGAAAAGACCTGATGAAGGTTCTACACTACGCACTAATACAACTGTATGTACATGATGAGGATTTGTAATGAAAATTAGTAAACAAACATTTGATGTTTTAAAGAACTTCAGTGAGATTAATGAGAACCTGCTCATCAAACCAGGTAACAAATTGCAGACTATTTCAGTAATGAAAAATGTCTTAGCAGAAGCAACTGTAGAAGAAACTTTTGACAAAGAGTTTGCTATCTACGATTTGAATTCTCTATTGAGTGTATTGTCACTTTATGAAAGTCCAGACATTACACTTAATGATGATTATTTGACTGTATCGCAAGGTAAATCGAGTTCTAAGTTTTGGTATGCTGACCCTAGTCTCGTAGTGTCACCAACTAAAACTATTACAATGCCTAGCAGTGAAGTCAAAGTTCGTATCACACAATCTAACTATACTGATTTGCTTAAAGCATCGAACATTATGCAATTGCCTGATGTTGGTCTAGTATCAGATGGTGATACGATTAACTTAATTGCAACTGACAAGAAGAACCAAACTTCAAATCAGTTCAATGTTGAAGTAGCAGAAGGTACTGGAACTAAATTCAATTTCTACTTCAAGCGTGAAAACTTGCGTATGATTCCAGGTGAATATGATTTGACTATTTCTAGTAAGAACATTTCACACTGGGTGAATACTAACAAGAACCTGCAATATTGGGTTGCTCTGGAGACTGATAGTACATACGAAGTTTAAACAAGGATTATATAATGGATATTAAAAGTGATGAATTTCTGTGGGTTGAAAAGTACCGCCCACAGACCATTCAAGATGCGATTTTACCAAAGCATCTTGAAACAACCTTTCAACAGTTTGTTGAGAGTGGGGATATTCCTAACCTATTGTTGTGCGGCACTGCAGGTGTCGGTAAGACCACAGTCGCAAAAGCACTTTGCGAACAGATGGGTTATGATTGGATTATTCTCAATGGTTCAAGTGAAGGTGATATTGACACCTTACGAACTAAAATTGTAAACTTTGCTAGTACTGTGTCCTTCAGTGGCAAAGGTAAAGTGGTCATCTATGATGAAGCAGATTATTTGACCGCGGTGACGCAACCTGCTTTGCGTAACTTTATTGAAGAGTTCAGTAAGAACTGTCGGTTCATCTTCACTTGTAACTATAAAAACAAAATCATTCCTGCACTTCATTCTAGGTGTAGTGTGATTGAGTTTACTATTCCTAAAGATGAGAGACCTAATCTTGCAGGCAGTTTCTTCAATCGCGTAAATCAAATCTTAGATACTGAGAATGTTCAGTATGAAAAAGGTACTGTAGCGAAGATTGTAGAAAAGCACTTTCCTGACTTCAGACGCACACTCAATGAACTGCAGAAAATTTCTGTTGGTGGTCGTATCGATAGTAGTAGTGTAGATGTAGTCGATGTCGATATCAAAAATGTTATCGCACACTGCAAGCAAAAAGACTTTCAGAAGATGCGTAAATGGGTCGCTGACACTATTCACACAAGCGATGCACAAGATGTATATCGTAAAGTCTACGACACTATGAGTGAGCATCTACAACCGCAGAGCATACCTCTTGTAGTTCTAAAGATTGCTGACTATCAGTATAAGAATGTGCATGTGGCAGACCAAGAAGTAAACATGGTTGCATTCTTTACTGAAGTTATGGTTGACTGTGAGTTTCAGTAATGCCGATACCTTATTTACATCATGAATTATTTGAACTAAATGATGGTCTTCTATGCAAGAAGCATGTGATAGAAGGTATCGGTCCTGTCGTAGTGATTGACCAGACTTACAAATACCCTAGTGATATTGCACTAATGCTAGACCAAGCATGGGTTCCTTCTTTTCACTATGGTAGAAGTAGTTCTAATTATAAAGACTACTATGATTGCAGATATAATATTCAAATTACGAAAACAGGTCATGTCAAAGAAAATGAAGTTCAACTTTTAATTAGAGATATGGCGAAGAACTATCTTGGTTATGAGTGTATTGATGAAGAACTTGATTATACTTTCAATTGCTTTACATGGGTAAACCCACCTTCAAGCAATGATGTTCAGTCTATGCCACATCAAGATAGTGAAGGTAAATCACATATTGCATCTGTAACTTATTTCAATGATAATGAAAACCACGGCACAGCATTTTATTCTCATTGTGATGCCGAGCAAGAAGAAGTTATAGACATTCGGTGTGATATATCGAAGAATGCAGAACTAGTTGAAGTGATTACAGGTAAAAAGAACAGAACTATCATTTATCCTAGTTGGTACTGGCATGGTGCATATATAGAAGACCACAGTGAGTGGGTCGATAATTGGAGATACAGTCAAGTATACTTCAATAGAGTGAAACCGGATTTTAAATTATGAGTACACCATTTGATTATGTAAAAGCAATATCATATACAAAAGAAGATATGATTGTAGATGATATTACAGAAAAAGATTACAATCCCTTTATTGTCAATCGCGCTTTAAGCATGGGTATTGATACTGTGCTTCAAGCAAACGAGATGAACCAGCGTCATCACCTGTCTAAAAAGTTACAATTTGACTTTTTACTAAATAGTATAAGTAAGCGAAAGCGATTTGATAAATGGCAGAAGGCGAATAAGAGTGAAGAGTTAGATTATGTACGAGCATACTACAATTACTCCTACCCTAAAGCAATTGCCGCTTTGTCAGTCCTTTCCAATCAACAAATTGATACTATTAAAAAGAAGATAGACAATAAAGGTGGAGTAAAATGAATGATTGGACAGTTGAAAATATGGTTGAGGTTACGCTGTCTCAACCTGATGATTTTCTAAAAATTAGAGAGACACTTTCTCGCATGGGAATTGCGTCAAAGAAAGACAAGAAATTATATCAGTCTTGTCATATCTTGCATAAGCAAGGTAGATACTTTATCGTACACTTTAAAGAGTTGTTCGGTTTAGATGGCAAGCAAACAAATTTTTCACAAGAAGACCAAGAGCGTAGAAATACCATTGTAAAACTTTTGAAAGATTGGGGATTAATTTCTGTAGTCGCTGAAGATAAGATTGCTGACCAAGCACCCTTATCTCAAATTAAAGTAATTGCATTCAAAGAAAAAAATGAATGGATACTTGAAACTAAATACAACATAGGAAAGAAAAAAATAGATGCTTAGTTGGTTTAGAAAAGTTTTCTGGTATAGACCTTCTATTGTCGGTGATATGTCTCAACATAGACTACACTCTGGCAAATATGAAGATTTGTGCATGTAAAGCACTTGATATTATGAAATTGATGACTATATATAATGTGAAGACGCCTCAGTTGGGTCTTCTATAAAAAATAAAGTCTTGCTTAATAGGAGATAAAAACATGACTAATTTAACGACACTAAGGTCGGCGCTACAGTCGTTTGACCAAAATCTTTTAACCCCATATGCTGTTGGATTCGACCACACCTTTAATAGGTTGTGGGACTATGCGACACATCAGGCAGAATCCTCAGGATTCCCGCCTTACAATATTGTCAAAGATGCTGAAGATGGTTACAAATATACCATTGAGATGGCACTTGCTGGTTACAGTAAAGATGATATTGAAATTGATTTTGCAGAAGGTTGTCTAACAATCAAATCTAAAAAACAAGAAGATGCTAAAGATACGCTGTCGATTTGGAAAGGTATTTCTAATCGCTCGTTTACTAGAAAGTTTACTCTTGCAGATGAGGTTGTTGTCAACAGCGCAGAACTAAAAGATGGTATGTTGAGAGTTGAACTTGAACGTATCATTCCTGAAGAGAAACTACCTAAGAAGATTGAAATTAAATAATCCTTCGGAGGGCATCACCTGAGCATGTGTAAAAACTGCTCATTTTATTAGGAGTATATGATGAATAAACCTGTAACTGAGAAACTTGAAAAAATGAATGTAGCAAAGAATAAAATTGAAGACGCCATTGAAGAATATGAAGTTCAACTTCAAAAGCGTAAAGAACAAATCACCAATATGAAACAAGCACAAGTTCAACTTGAAGCAGAAGCAAATTCTCTTGTTGGTTCTATTAGTGCTTTGCGTAAAGTGATGATTGATGAAGAGGAAAAAAATGATGAGTGATGTAACTCTAATTAAAATGATTAATGGTGAACAAATTATCGCTAAAGTAAAGAGTGAAGATGAGGATACAATCACAGTAGAAAAACCTGCTATTGTTATGCTTGCTCCTGGACAAGGAAATCAAGTTCAAGTTCAGATGGGTCCTTGGGACTCTTTCACAGATAAACCAATTGCAGTTTCTAAACCTAGCGTAATGTATATTGCAGAACCAACAACAGAACTTCTCAATAGTTATAATCAAAACTTTGGTAGTGGACTTGTTATTCCTAATAAGAAACTTGATACCAGTGCATTTCTAAAGGGGTAAAAGACACTTTTACGCGCATAAAACTGTTGACAAATCACACATTATGGCGCATAATAGTGTGATGATAAATGATGAGGCAATATATTGAAGTTCTATACAAACGTCCAGCAATGGGGTAACAACATTCTAGTTCGTGGTGTAGGTCATGATGGTCAACGTGTTATGCAAAGACATAAAGACTTTTCACCCACACTATTCTTAAAAGCAAACAAACCCACAAAGTACAAGACTATTGAGGGTGAGTATGTCGATGAATTCAAACCTGGCGGTGTCAAAGAAGCAAGAGAGTTTCTTGACCAGTACAGAGATGTTGAGAACTTCAAAATCTATGGTCAGACGCAATATCTCTATCAGTGGATATCTGACAACTTTGTAGATAAAGATGAGATTGACTTTGACACTAATCAAATCTCTATTCTGTCACTCGACATTGAGACTTCTACAGAGTATGGTTTCCCAAACATTCAAACTGCTAATGAACAAATCTTGCTCATCACTGTGCGAGATAGTCTGACTAAGAAGTTGACTACATGGGGTCTCAAAGAATATCACGGTAGCAATAGAGATGTAGACTATCGAACTTTCACTGATGAGCGAACTATGTTGAGTGACTTCATCGCGTTTCTAAATGATTATAAACCTGATGTTATCACTGGTTGGAACACTCGCTTCTTTGATATTCCATACATTGTCAATCGCATCGAAAGACTTCTCGGTGAAGAGAAAGTTCGTCTTATCTCTCCCTGGAAGATTGTCAAAGGTGGTAAGATTACTATTCAAGGTAGAGAGCAACAATACTATGATATTTTTGGTATTGCTGGCATTGACTATCTAGAACTGTTTCGCAAGTATCGTGGTATTGGTTATGAGAGTTTTGCACTTGCACATATTGCAAATGTTGAACTTGGTTCTGAGAAACTTGACCACTCTGAGTATCAAAACTTCAAAGACTTCTATGAACAAGACTGGGATAAGTTTGTTGACTACAACATTCGTGACGTTGAACTTGTTGCACAATTAGAAGACAAACTTGGTTTGATTGACTTGCAGTTGACGATGGCGTATGACTTTCGCGTAAACTATGAAGATGTATTCTCGCAGGTTCGTTGTTGGGATATGCTCATCTATAATACTTTGCGTAAGAAAGGTATTGTCATTCCGCCAAAGAAAATGAATTACAAGAATGAAGCATATGCTGGTGCATATGTGAAAGACCCTACTATCGGTCAGCATGATTGGGTTGTTTCTTTTGATTTGAACTCTCTGTATCCTCACTTGATTATGCAGTATAACATTTCACCTGATACTATTGTTGATGAGAGAGTACAATGTAGTGTAGATGAACTTCTAGCAAAGAAACTCGACACTTCTCACTTGAAAGAAAACAATCTTTGTATGTCGGCAAATGGTCAATGTTTCAGAACAGACTTTCAAGGGTTTCTACCTGCTATGATGGAAGAACTCTATGAGAGTAGAAAGTTCTATAAGAAGAAGATGCTTGAAGCAGAGCAAGAATATGAGATTACAAAGAAATCTGACTTGCAGAGAGATATTGCAAGATATGGCAACATTCAACTTGCAAAGAAGATTGCACTAAACTCTGCTTATGGTGCGTTAGGTAATCAGTACTTTAGATACTTTGACATTCGACAAGCAGAGGGCATCACACTCTCTGGTCAGTTGTCTATTCGATGGATTGAAGAAGCACTGAATAAATACTTTAACAAATTACTAAAGACTGATGGAGAAAATTATGTCATTGCAAGCGATACGGATTCGGTTTACCTTAATCTTAGCGGACTTGTTAGTCAAGTGTTTGGCGAGAGAGTCCACTTATCGAAAGACGAGGGTGGTGTATCGAAAGAGCGAATTGTTAAGTTTCTTGACCGAGTTGCTAACGAGAAACTTGAACCTTTTATTGATAAGAGTTATAAAGACCTTGCTGACTATATGAATGCATATGAGCAGAAGATGTTCATGAAGCGTGAAGTAATCGCTGACAGAGGCATCTGGACTGCAAAGAAACGATACGTTTTGAATGTACACAATTCTGAAGGTGTGCAGTATGATGAACCAAAACTCAAGATTATGGGGTTAGAGGTTGTCAAGTCTTCAACGCCTGCACCTGTGCGTGTGATGTTGAAAGATGCTATCAAAGTTATTGTGAATGGTTCGAATGATGACCTTCTAGAATTCATTGAGAATGCAAGAACAGAATTCAACTCACTACCGCCAGAAGAGATTGCTTTTCCTCGCTCGGTGAATGGTGTTGAAAAGTACAAGTCTGATATCAAAATCTATACGAAAGGTACGCCCATGCATGTTCGTGGTGCGCTGATGTATAATGAACTTGTACGCAATAAGAAGATAACTAATCGTTATGCTCAAATTAAAGATGGTGAAAAAATCAAGTTCATTCACTGTAAGATGCCAAACCCTATTGGCGAAAACATTATTTCTTTTCTAGCAACTCTTCCCGAAGAGTTTGACATGCATAAGTATATTGACTATGAGATGCAATTTACGAAAGCATTTTTAGAACCTCTACGATTTATTGCAGAGAGTATCAATTGGCAGTTAGAAAAGATTGCAACATTAGAAGATTTTTTTGGATAGGAGATAGATATGGAAGAAGAAATCAAAAATGCACTTATTACTCATGCTCAAGGTCATATTGACAAACATGCTATGAATGTAAAAATTCTCATGCGTAACGCAGTAGGCATTGGTGAGCATGGTGATATACTAGAAGAAATTGAAAAAGAACTAAAGATAATTGCAGAATATCATGATGAAATTGAGATGATACACAAATATATCAGTCCTGCCCATCCTTATGATAAATTACCTTGACATTCAATGTAAACTGTAGTATAGTGAATATTAATTATAGGAGATATTATGAATAGTTTTTTAAAAGATATTGTCAAAGAGAGTAAGAACGAGTTTGCTGGCGTTGTCGCAGATGGCGTAGAAGCAGGTGATGTTTCTACTTTTATTGACAGTGGTTCTTATATCTTCAATGCACTGTTAAGTGGTAGCATCTACGGTGGTTTACCTGCTAACAAGATTACAGCAATCGCAGGGGAATCCGCAACTGGAAAAACCTTCTTTGCTCTCGGTCTGTGTAAAAGTTTCTTAGATGCTAATCCAGATGCTGGAGTAGTTTACTTTGAGACTGAGAGTGCATTGACAAAAGATATGATTGAAGAGCGAGGCATCGATGGTAATCGTATTGTAATGATGCCTGTTACAACTGTGCAAGAGTTTAGAACTGAAGCAATTCGTATTGCTGACAAGTATCTTGAACAGAAAGAAGAAGATAGACAACCTCTGATGTTTGTGCTTGATAGTCTTGGTATGCTATCGACAACGAAAGAAATCGAAGATACCGCAGATGGTAAAGAGACAAGAGATATGACTAGGTCACAACTAGTCAAAGCGGCATTCAGAGTATTGACGCTAAAACTAGGTAAAGCAAAAGTACCTATGGTCGTCACTAATCACACTTATGACCAGATGGGTACTATGTTTCCTCAGAAAGTTATGGGCGGTGGGTCAGGTCTTCAATACGCCGCATCAACTATCGTGTTCTTGTCTAAGAAAAAAGACAAAGAAGGAACAGAAGTTGTAGGTAACATCATTCACTGTAAACTGAACAAGTCACGATTGACTAAAGAAAACTCTATGGTTGATGTATCACTGAAATACAAAGGTGGTCTAAGTCGTTGGTACGGTCTACTTGAACTTGCAGAAGAAGCAGGTATCTTTAAGAAAGTTGCAACTCGTATTGAATTACCTGATGGTGCTAAACTATATGGTAAGCAAATCTTATCTGATCCAGAAAAGTATTTCACTGAAGAAGTGATGCAAAAACTAGACGCATTTGCTAAGGAGAAGTTTACATATGGTGGTGAAGTATAGTCACGTTAAAAAAGAGACTTTCATCGCCACTCGTATCGATGAAGGTAAGTATGCAGGTATCGTGTATCAAGTCGGTCGTATTCAGTTTAGTAAACCTGATGAGACAGGTCATAGAGCAATGCGATTTAAGTACGAGATACTTGAGAATAAAAAGTCGATTGAAATTGAAAATGAAATCACCAGTATCATAGGTGATATCATTGTCGACCAAATGGAAAAACAAATAGAAGCAGGTGAATTAGTATATGCAAACGGCACGGATTGAAACAACAATATTATCTAACCTATTACTGAATGAAGAATTCGTAAGAAAAGTTATGCCGTTCTTGAAACCTGAGTACTTTCATGATAGTTCAGAGAAACTGGTATTTGCAGAGATATACAATGCAATTACCAAATATAATAAACTACCTACCACAGAACAAATCATTATTTCTCTTAATGAAGCACACAATGTTCCTGAACCTGAATTTAAATCTGCGGTTGAACTAATAAATAGTCTCAATGAGCAGTCTGCAGATAATGCTTGGTTGATTGATATCACCGAGAAATTCTGTAAAGATAAAGCAATCTACAATGCCATCGTAGAAGGCATTCAGATAGTAGAGGGGAAGGACAAGCAACGGTCACCAGATGCTCTTCCTTCTCTACTATCTGATGCTCTCTCTGTGTCATTTGATCCTAATGTTGGTCATGACTATTTTGAACAATCAGATGAGAGATTTGATTTCTATCACACAAAAGAAGAAAAGATACCTTTCAATCTCAAGTACTTTGACTTGATTACAAAAGGTGGTCTACCAAGCAAAACACTCAATGTAGCACTAGCAGGTACAGGCGTTGGAAAATCCTTATTTATGTGCCACCTTGCCGCAAACTATATGATGCATGGAAAGAATGTCCTTTACATCACTATGGAGATGGCAGAAGAGCGTATTGCTGAACGTATTGATGCTAATCTACTGAACTTAGATATTCAGACATTGAGCGAACTACCAAAGAGTATGTTTGACAAGAAGATTGCATCTTTACAAAAAGAAACACACGGCAAATTGATTGTCAAAGAATACCCTACAGCGACCGCACACAAAGGTCATTTTGATGCGCTGATAAATGAACTAGCACTAAAGAAAAGTTTCAAACCTGATGCTATCTTTATTGACTATCTCAACATCTGTGCATCTCAGCGTTTCAAAGCAGGAGCATCACAGAACTCCTATACTATTATCAAATCAATCGCAGAAGAATTGCGAGGTCTAGCAGTAGAGCATAATGTTCCTATCATCTCTGCTACACAGACTACGAGACAAGGGTTCTCTAGTACCGATATTGGACTAGAAGACACTTCAGAAAGTTTTGGACTACCAGCAACATGTGATTTCATGTTTGCACTGATATCAAATGAAGAACTAGAACAGCATAATCAAGTTCTAGTGAAGCAGTTGAAAAATCGATACAACGACCCTACAAAATACAAGCGTTTTGTATTGGGTATCGACAGAGCAAAAATGCAGTTGTATGATGTAGAGGACTCTGCACAAGAAGAACTTGTAGAGAACATGGTACCCAAAAACGTACCACAAGGGGTACAAGTAGTAGAAACTAATGGATTTGATAAACTAAAGGAACAACGCAATGAAAAGCAAAAGTATAAAGACTTCTCGACATTCAAGATTTAAGATTGAGTTTGATGGTAGTAGAAATATTTGGTGTATTCATGATACCAAATACGATGATATTATTGAAGTCAGTCCTAAAAGAATTGAAGCAAAGCATAAATGTGATATTCTAAACACAGGAACAGGGTTCGAAGACTGGCAGATTCCTTCATTTATGAGAAACACTTTCTTTAAAAAAGCATAAATACTACTTGACAAGTACCAATTTGTATAGTATTATATAACTATATTGAGAAGAGAGGTTGTATGTTAGTAGTAGATGTAGTCGGTAGTAATAAAACGAAGCGCGATATTGCTTATAATGTCGTGCATTTCATGTTGCAAAAACTACTACCTAGATTGCGTAATATTGAAATTGAAGTCAAGTTCAGTAAAATGACCGATGATGCAGTAGGTTACTGCATGATGCTAGATAACAATCGTGAGTATCAATTAGAAATATCAAGAGACCTTAACATAAAAGAACTTGTTATGACTATCTGTCATGAGATGGTGCATGTCAAGCAGTATGTTCGAAATGAAATGAAAGAAGGTCAGATGGTTTGGAAGAAAAGACCAGTTGCTTCAGATACGAAGTATTATGACCTACCTTGGGAAAAAGAAGCATACGCAATGCAAGCATCACTTGCAAAAGCATGTTGGAATAAAGGAATCTTTTAATGTCATTACTCCCACTAGGTGAGTTTACAAAATATGGTATTGAGCGACCACAGATATTGATGGAAAAACTTTTTCTGTTGAATGGTCGCTCAAACACTATTCATACACCAGATGGTACTTTCGAATTAGATGGTATCATTATCAATGGTAAAGAAACCCTACGAACACCTAGTTCGATGCCAAGTCTGGCAGATGAACTTGCTAGAGAGATTGCAAGTTTCAAAGATAATACTGCTGGACAAAAAGTAGAACTTAAAGGTAAATATACCGGACAAGAGAGAACTACTATCATTGGTATTGGTAAGATGACTAAGACTGAAGAGTTTGGTGGACAACCTGCCGGCGGAAAGAAAGAAAATAAAGGACTGAAGTTTGAGCGTGACTTAGCAAACTCACTAGTGAATTACGCAAATGGAATAAAAGAGTCCACAGACACACATGCTAAACTAGCACATGAATTAATGTCTGCAGTGTGTAAGCAGAACCGTTCACCAGTAAAAGAAATTAAGCAGATGGGCGGTGCTAACGAAAGTCGCCCATTCGTTATGATGAACGGTAAAGTCGCAATCGGACCAGGTAATCCTGCAGACGTTGGTAAAAAGTTGACTGATATAACAGTCTTTCATTCTGATAGAACTGAGAGTTATCTATCAGCAAAGTTTTCAAGCACATTGACATTTGTTAATACTGGTGTAAAAGGTGCTGGTAAACCATTCACTGAAGCAGAAGTAAAAGCAGGAATGATTACAAACGATATGGGTAAGCAATTACTCAAAGCACTTGGTATTGATAATGCAACATTCTGTGCAGTATTTAATCTATATGGAACTGGACAGAAAGCGGCAACGCCTCATGTGGTTGATGTGACTTCCGCTGTTGACAAACCACTTCTAACAAATCTACTCATGTCTGCTATCGGCGCAAACTACTGGATGGTTCATGGACAAGGCGGCGGTAAAGCATATTGTTGGTGGGTAGGAACAGAACAAAATAAAAAGTATGCGAATATCAATGCATCTAAGTTTACTTTATATTATGGTGGTATCACAAACGGTACAGCAAAACGTATTGATATGAAGTTCTCAAACTCGTACTTTGATTTTAAACTAAATATAAGAAATAAACAGGGAGGGATAGCACCAACTCACTTCTTATTGGACTATACGTCAAAAGAAGCGACAGGCAAGAAGTTACTAGGATAATGTGTGACAAAAATATCACATAGTATAAAAAAAATGAGAAAAAGTGAAAAAAACCCTTGACTTTTACCGAAAGTGTGTTATAGTATAAGCATGATTAGTTTTAAGAAACATACAGAACAGTTGTCAGAAAACCGCAATACGCATCTGACACATATCGAAGAAACCATTATCACTGATGGTGCTAGTGGTGCAGAAAATGCTATTAACTTCCTGAAAGAAGTTCGTAACATGCTATCAAGTAATGTTCGAACTGGTGTAAACATCACTACTAAATGGGATGGTGCACCTGCTATTTTCTGTGGTGTCGACCCAGAAGATGGTAAGTTCTTTGTTGCGACTAAATCAGTTTTCAATGCAAGTCCTAAGTTAAACAAAACGAGTGCAGATATTAAAAAGAACCACCAAGGTGGTCTTGTCGAAAAACTTGAAGTTGCACTTAAAGAATTGTCTACGTTAGGTATCAAAGGTGTCATTCAAGGTGACATGATGTATACAAAAGCAGACTTGCAGACTAAGACAATTGAAGGTGAAGAGTATATTATCTTTCAACCTAACACAATTGTCTATGCTATTCCTAAGAACGGACCTCTTGGTAAGTTTGTTTCTAAAACAAAAATGGGTATTATCTTTCATACAGAGTATAAAGGTAAGACATTACAGACGATGAAAGCATCGTTTAATATAAATATAAGTAAGTTGAGAAAAACGAAGACAGTTTGGTTCGATGATGCCTCATATAAAGATGTTTCAGGCACAGTTACACTAACTAAAGATGAAACCGAAAATCTCAATGGTTACATCGAACGGATTGAAAGTCTTCTACCTAAAGTGTCTAGTTATCTAGATAAGATGGCAGGTGACTTTGATGAAAAGAACCAATTCGCTATTCCAACTAACTTTAAGGTTCATCTGAACTCATACTTCAGAAGTACCGATGATTTACCTGACAGTAACACTATGGTTGCTGACTTTAAGACTTATTGGACTACTAAGTTAGACAAGAAGATTGAAAGTGTAAAATCAGAAGGTGCTAAAGAGAAGTATACTGAGATTAAGAAAGATGGACTGAATAAGATTGAAAAGCAAACTGCAGATTTGCAGAATGCTACTTTATTGTATAACTATATTATGGACGCTAAGAATGTATTGGTGCAGAAATTGTCGAAAGTGAAATCTATTGGGACATTTCTGAGAACAAATGATGGATTAAAGACCACAGAACCTGAGGGGTTTGTGGCAGTGGACAGATTAAAGGGTAATGCAGTTAAACTAGTGAACCGCTTAGAGTTCAGTCGTGCTAACTTCACTGCCGCTAAAAATTGGGTGAAAAAATGACACTAAAGTTTAATGAACTTCAGCAAAGACTGAAGGAAGCAAAAGAGAAAAAAGTTGTATTCTCATTCGGTAGAATGAATCCTCCTACTATTGGACATGAGAAACTTGTAAACAAAATCAAATCAGAAGCAAAGACGCGAGGCGCCGATGCCCGTCTTTACTTGTCTCATACAAGCAACAAAGAAAAAGACCCTTTGACTTATAATAGTAAAGCAAAGTATGCTAAGAAAGCATTCGGCATTTTTGTGAAGTCGAGAGCAAGAACAATTATAGAAGTTGCAAAAGAATTAGAAGCAGATGGTTACACTGATATTGTATTAGTATTTGGTGAAGACCGCGATGCTGAGATGGTCAATCTCATTAAGAAGTACAATGGAAAAGAATTCAATTTTAACTCAATCGATTCCGTCTCTGCTGGCAAGCGTGACCCTAATGCAAAAGGTGTTGAAGGTATCTCTGGTACTAAGTTGCGTGAACTTGCGAAGACTGGTCAACTTGATACGTTTAAGAAAGCACTAGCATCTAAACTATCAGATAGAGAAAAGACTGCAATCTACAACGAAATTCGCAAAGTGTATTCTATCAGTGATAGTGCAATTTTTGACAGAGATGAATTGCGTGAAGCATATTTAGTTGGTGAACTCTTCAACGTAGGCGATGTAGTCTATGATATGAATGAGAACAAAGAATACGAAATTGTAGAACAAGGTACAAACTTCTTGTACTGCAAAGGAGCAGATGGTAATGTACATACAAAGTGGTTATCCGACCTTACAGAAAAGAAATCAGCGAAAGACGATGACACCGAAGTTAGACAAGATAAAGATATCGCCGATAAAGACGGTACACAACCAGCAAAATACTTTGCAGGACTCAAGTCCAAGTCTACCAAATCTGCCAGAGATGCACATTTCAAGAAGGGCGCAGAGAAATCAGATGACGACCCAAGTGCTTACAAACCAGCACCTGGAGATGCTACAGCAAAGACAAAACCTTCAACGCACACTAAGAAATTCAAAGCGATGTTTGGTGAAACACTATCTTTCAAAGAGCATCAGCAGTTAGATGAGATGCCACGGTGGTTGACTGACCTATTAGGAACATATACTAATCAGCGTGGTTACGATAAAGCACAGCAATTATTACAGCAAATCTTAGACCGCAAAGCAAAAGAAGCAGGTGGTATGAAGAAGTTGAAGCATGACCCTGCATATTATGCCGCTGTTGTTGCTAAACAGATTAAAGGTATTGATGCAAGAGTTCTTGCTAGACTAGTATCAGAACAGACACTTGCAGAAGCGGCAGAGGTTGCATTTGAAGTAGAGATTGAAGATATCGGTACAATGCTAGTTGCTGGTGCAAATAAGCAAGAAGTCAAACAGCGTCTTCAGAAGATGTTCAGAGATGCAAGAAAGTTTTCTATTGGTAAGCGTCTGATGGACCCACAGATTAAGATGTGGTATCGTTCCAAAGCAGGTGATAAACCACAAGTTGATGAAAGTCGAATTACACATGCTGAAGAAGATGGGTTGCGTGAATTCTTGCGTAAGAAAAAGCAACCAGTAAAGCAGAGTCCTATTCAAAAAGTACTATCAAATATTGAAACTAACAGAGATAAAAGACCAAAAGATGTTAAGTTAGATGGTGGTAAAGTTGTTAAAGTTACACCTGAAGTTGCTAGAGAACTTATGAAGTTTGTAAACAAGAAAAATGCTGAAGGCGATAAAAGATTTGATTTATCGAAGTTTGATGTATTTTCTAAAGTTATGAAGCAACTTAATTTTCCTATTACAGTTCGTGAAGAACTTGAATTGGATGAAGAGTGGAACATCGATTTATTTTTAGAAGATACTGAACAAGTTGAAGGTGATGATGACGATGCATTAGCAATAGAACTTGAAAAGATAATTGATGCATATAATGAAATCGAAGATTTGCCTGATTTGTATCCAGACTTGGATAATGATGGTGACCACGATGACGATGATGAAGAATTGCGTATCAATCGTGATGGCGAAGAAAAAGGTGTTATTGATGATAACTACAAATGGGTGAATGAAGTTCTAACACCAGCGCAGAGATTTAAGCGCAGTCAACAAATGCGTAGACTAAAAGGTAAGATTGCAAGAGCAAGAAAAATTGCGCTGAAAAGACCGTCTTCACCTGAGAAGTTACAGTCAAGAGCGCAACGTCATGCTAGAAATCTTATTCGTAAAAAATTCATTAAGGGTAAGAACTATAATGAGTTGAGTTTTGCAGAAAAGCAAGCAGTAGAAAAAAGAATGCAAGGTAAAGGCGCACTGATTAATCGTATTGCTATGCGTGTGAAACCCAAACTAAAGAAACTAGAACAAGAAAGATTACGCAATCAGAATACACAGGAGTCCAGACTGATAGAGGCAAATGAATATCGTGTGGGTTCTGAGATGTATTACGAGACATTCAATGAATGGAAAAAATCTATTGATAGAAGTGATTTAGATAGTTTCGACAGAGAGTTGCTTGAGAGTGACATTGGTTCATTTGCAATGTATGAAGGTAATCATGTACCACTTGACTGTCCAATGATGGAAGAAGAAAAGCAACCCGAATTAAACAAACCTAAAGCAGGTGGACCTAAGAAGTACTATGTGTATGTGAAAGACCCATCATCTGGTAATATCAAAAAAGTCAGTTGGGGTGATACTACTGGTCTGAAGATTAAACTAAATGATCCAGAAGCAAGAAAGTCATTCGCCGCACGACATCAATGTAGCACTAAGAAAGACAAGACAAAACCCGGTTATTGGGCGTGTCGTATGCCTTATTATGCAAAGCAGTTAGGATTATCTGGTGGCGGAAACTTCTTCTGGTAAACCCTACACCGATAGAGGAGATGAACGTATTTTCAGCGAAGATGTTGAAGATGCAGAGTTGATTTGGCATAGGGATAAATACAATAGAGAGATAACAATTTTAGAAGGTGAAGGGTGGAAGTTGCAGTTAGATAATCAACTACCTGAAGAACTGATAAAAGGAAAGATTTATAAGATACCAGCATTAGAGTATCACAGAGTAATAAAAGGAAAAGGAAATCTTAAAATAAAGATTTGGGAAGATAAATGACAGATAAAACAATTTACAAATCAATGCGTCAGACTATGGATGAAATGTACTCAGAAGAAATGACTGAGAGTGCAGAAGCAGGTCTGAAGAAAAAGGCAGACAAGTCTGGTATGCCTCTTGGTGTATTGAAGAAAGTATATGATAGAGGAGTTGCCGCTTGGAAAGGTGGTCATCGTCCAGGTACCACTCCACAACAATGGGGTATGGCGCGAGTTAATTCATTTGTCACTAAATCTTCTGGTACATGGGGTAAAGCAGATGCAGACCTTGCTAGAAAAGTACAAGGAGAAGAGTATGTGCCTGAACAAGATGAACCAGCATCACCAGATGAAAGTTCAATGGCGATGCAACAGTTAAAGTTCATGGCGTATGCCGCAAATGAAATTATGGACCACATTAAGAATGGTGGCGAGTTTCCTGAGTGGATGCAAAATAAACTATCAGCAACGCATGAAGATATGAAATCACTTCATGCTAATATCGACCATGATAAAGTCGAAGCAGTAAGTCCCGCACAACAAGCGGCAATCGCAATCTCTAAAAAAGAGCGTGGCGAGAAACCTAAAGGAGAAAAAAAATGAGTTTAGGAATTGGTAATCCGTTCATCTTAAAAGAGAGAGAGCGTCCGACAATCGAAGATAAAGACCAAAGTGCTTATCAAAAGTTTTTTGCAAAAGAACTGAAGAAAAGAGGTGTAAGTTCACCTTCAGAACTATCAGCAGGAGATAAAAAAGCATTCTTTGACTATATCGATAAGAATTGGAAAGGTGACAACGAATCCGACTAATCGGATTCAGTCACAGACAGTTCAATGGCAAAGCAATTTACAAGGGAAGATGTTCCTAAAGTAGAAGATTTGTGGTTTAACTTTATTAAGAAAGTTCGTGATTTAGGTCTTGACTTTTGTGATAATGATGTTAATATAGAGTTGAAGATAAAAGAAACACCAGACCATGAGATTACAAATCGATTGAATTTGGTTTTCGCTGACAACTTGAGAGAGACAGTCATGAAAGTAAGTCACAACGTAAAAGATAAACCGAAAGAAGTAGATGAATAAATGATTACATTAAAGCAGTTTGAACAAAAAGGACAAGCGAAGATATTCTTAGACATGGATGGAGTTTTAGCAGACTTCATTAAAGGTGTCGCTGACACTACTGGAGAAGATTTTACATCACCCGATTTGAATAATAAAGGTAAAGGTAAAATCAAAGCAGAAATTGAACAGAATCCTCGCTTCTGGCATGAGTTAGACTGGATGCCAGGCGGTCAACAACTGTATCGTTATGTCAAATCTAGTCAACCTCATATCTTGTCTGCTTATGCAAACTGGGATAAAAACTGCAAAGATGGTAAGAACTTCTGGATTAAAAAGAATTTGATGATACCGAAGCAACGCATAAATCTTGTCAAACGAGAAGACAAACAGAAATACGCAGTGCAAGATGGTATTGCAAACATATTGATTGATGATTATATCAAAAATATTCGTGAATGGGAAGCGGCAGGTGGTATAGGTATTCATCACACTGACGTTAAAAGAACTATAAATACTTTAAAGAAACACGGTTTCTAATTAACAAATAGGAGAAATAAACTATGTCTTCATGGGGCGCAACAGACGCAAACGAGGCAAAACCTAAATGGTTAACTGCCGCGCAAAAAACAGATACATTCGCAGATAGTCGCGGATGGGTATATCGTGATCCAAATACGGGTCTAGAAGAAGTATTAGTAGCAATTGGACAATTGTCTGCTTCTACTAAACTAAACATTGCAGATGTAACTGCAGTTAACTTCACAACTACTACGTTCAGCGAAGCGGCAGGTGGTAACATCGACATTGCTGTTTCATTCAACGAGAAGATTACTGTAACTGGTTCACCAACTATCACAGTAACTAATGACCAAGCAGGTTCTGGTACTGATGCAACATTTACTGCAACATATCAGTCTGGTTCAGGTCGCAACAAATTGACATTCCGTGCTACTTATGCCGCCGCTGATGGTGGTGTAGCAGAAGATGATGTACTGTCAATTGCTGACCAGAACATTGCACTTGCTGGTGGTACCTTGGTTGATGGCGAAGCAGTTAATGCCGCAGTCGCAATCGCTGGTGTAACAAGCACACTTACAATTAGTGCGTAATTTATTGGGCGCCATTTAGTTGCGCCCACCTAGAAAAGTCTATGTCTTGTAACAAAGCATAGAGTGAATTAAAACTGCAAAATAGGAGACTAACATGGCAGA